CAGTAGCTGAATCTTTATTTAGTTGGGTTTCTAAGTTCATTGTTTTTCCTTTATTTTTCATATATAAAGCTACGGATAATTTTGCTAATATACAAGGAAAAGATCAAATTATTTCTAGTTATTTCTTGTAAAAGAACCCTTCAACGATTTTTCACTATCACTATCATCATTTTCTTGATTGTCAAGTCTTTTATCTTGTTTTATAATCTTTTTAAAGTTTTCGTGTATGTTCTTTTTATTTTTTTCTCCATACAATTCCCACCACGATTTATTTTTTCTTTTAGTGTTTGTTACTACTTTATCATTATTCATTAGTGTAACATTGTAACTTATCACAAAAATAACAGCCATTGGGTCAAAAACAAAAATAAGTATAAAGATAAAAAACTTAACCACTGTATCTACATCAGTACCAAAAACTTTTGCCAAATAAATTGCAGGTCCTACTTCCACACCAGTTTCTATTATCTGAACTTTTAAATCTCCGACTTCGCTTTTTAAATTTATAATATCTTCATTTATTTTATTTATCTTTGGTTGATACTCTTCTCTGAGTTTTCTTTTTGCTGTACGGTAATTATCAGGCAATTCATTAACAGCGGCTTCTAATTCTTCTTTTAGAAACATCTTATCATCTTTCAATTGTTCTAATCTATCTTCTTTGTATAACAGTGCTGTGGTTTCTTTTTCAAATGCCACAGTTGCACCTTGATAAGCATTGGATAAAAAACCAAATATACCCGCTGACGTAATCAATACCAATATTATGGTGGCAATCGTCATGTATGTTTTATGTAGTAAATTTATATCTTTCCAATATCTGTACAGAAATGAAGCAGCTACCAGCTTACCGAATTCTAATGAACCAGCCATTATAATTACTGCACTCTGTGCACCCGCAAATAACTTTGACAATCCATAAACCGAAAAGAAAGCGGCACTTCCAGCTATTGATAGGGCTGAAAATCCTACTAACTTATTAAATGATTTAGTATTCTCAAACACAAGGTTTCTCCTATTTATCTATAATAAATATCTGAAACCTATTTTAACTCTTCAAAATCTGCATCTATGGCTTTCATGCAGATATAGTAAACATCGCCGTTCCTAAGAACAGCATCGGCTAATATATATTTTCTCTTCAACAGTTGTGTATCTTTTGTAACCGAAGCCGAAGCTGTTCCAAGAACGATAAATACATCGTCATTTACATAAATGAATTGTTTCACCTATGATATTTTGACGAACTTCTTCTTTGGTTTTTCTGGTTCTACTTTAGGAACTGATATCGAAAGGACACCATCTTTGAAGTTAGCTGATATATTATCACCATCTAACAAATCACCAAGTTCAAACGAGCGCTTGAATGAAGAAGACTTTAACTCACGACGGATTACTTTGGCGCCATCATCTTCATGCACACCATGCTTATCACCGCTGACGGTTAATACACCATTCTCAACTTCTATATTAAGTTGCTTCTTATCCAAACCAGGAATCTCAGCAACAATACCAATTTTATCATCGTATTCATATACATTGACTTTTGGATATGCTGTTCCTTGAAATGGTTTTACGCCAACCGATTTTGTCACATCTGGAAATGATGATTCAACAATTTGGTCGAACATTTTGTCAAAAGGTGTTAAAAAAGAATCCCTATCGATTATAGGGAATGGATTGCGAACTACTACTTTAGTCATTTTATTTCTCCTATTTTGTTTACTTTGTAGTCAAACATCGATATCCTCATTTGAGCGATATCAATAACTTCTATAATAAATATATAGAATTTTTTTATTATACAATTTTTTTTGTAATTATTTTCCAAGTGTATTCATAATTACATTTTCAAAATTTTCTTTTTCAGAATCATCAATTGTGTACCACTGCATTATCAAAGTTTTTCTAAAGTAATCTAATTTATTTTTAAGTCTTTCAATCTTACCTAACAGAACATCTTCTTGATTGACTTCTACAGCAATATCTATATCATATTCATCTGCTAAATCCATCATCGTATCTATATCACTAGTATCTATGGATTTTTTTAATTTTCTGAAATCTTCAGTGTCGCCAGTTTTTTTATCAGGATGTATTTTTTGTGCTAATTTTTTGTAAACCTTATTTAAGCTTTTCTTTCTTAATGGTTTTTTTTCTTTTACCTTTTTTTCATTTGGTACATTCAAGTTAAGTAGATTACTAAATCTTTTATCGAATTTCTTTTTAGCAGTTTGGAAAAGTTCAGCTTGATACTCTACTTCTACTTTTAAAAATTTGTATTCTGATTTAAGTTTTTTAAGATATAATTCATCATTCATTTCAACTCATCGAATTGTTGTTGATTTTTTATTTGTCTTATTTCATCTTGTAGAGCTTGCATTTTATTTTGTTGTTCAATCTTCATTTCTAACGCAGTAATGCGGCTCTCCATTTCCCACCAGCCCCAACCTACAGCACCAGCCAAAGAAATGATATTCAATACGAATTTTATATCTACCGACTTATTTTTGTGTTGTATCCTCATACTTCCAATGCTCTACGGAACCAGCCAAAGTAAAACTTTTCTAAGTCTGGCTTACGTGTTACCAAATCAGCATAGTATTTAACTCTATATGCTCTGACTCTTTGTAACTCTACACCTTCCATAGCAGCGATAGTTTTAGGACCCATACCACCATCTACGACTAAATCAGCACCTTTAGCATTAGCAGCTTTTTGTAATATCTTAACTGCTCTACCCCTACCTTGATTTACGCACATATCAAAATAAATGTGTCTTAAATCTTCGGATAGTGATTCTACTTTATTTCTATCCCAATAATGTTCTTTGTAGATTTCTTTCGCACCCTCTTTAGTTAGGTTAGCAATATCTACATCAGGGTGACTACGTTTAGCTATTCCAAAATTAGTCTCACCACCTGGATCATCAGGATCGTTTACATATCCACCTTCGTGGTGTAATACTACTTCTATGATATCATCAAAATTTACTAACATAATTTTTCTCCTACTATAGTGTTACCTCTATACCTACTTTTGCTTGATAATTAGATTCACCTTTAAGTTGAGAAACTTCACCTAAATTATACAATCTAATTTTATCTGTTAATTTCCAAGAAACTTTGAATTTGTTTTCAAACTCAAATGTTGTGTTTTCCCCACTTTCATCTGGTGGTAGATAACCATCAAAGGATAATTCAACATCCACCTTATCACCATATTTTTTATTTTTATTCCAACCTACTGAAGCAAATGTTTCATAAGTTTTTAAATATTCATCTGTAGAACGAGTGGTAAACCCCCAAGTTGCACCAAAGAGAGTTCTACGCCAGTCAAGTTTTAGGTATTTTACATTATCACTTTCTTTATCGAAATACTCTGGTTTGAAATATACTCCATCTTCTACTTTTGCCCATATATGAATATCGTCATATTTAGAACCTAACTCTCTTTCCCATTGACGATTAATAAAGTAATTAGGATGACTTACCCCTATGCTTACTTCATAGTCATCAGGGTTAGGTTGTACGTTCGCATCTCTCATTGAGAATGAGCTAAACAACATAACACCAACTAACAAACTATCTATTAACACTTAAATCTCCATCACGAAAATACTTTTTCAAATTTTTTATATTTTCTTCAGCCTCAGATAATTTACCAGTCCAAGAATTTATTTCATCAAGTATTTTGGAATGTTCTCCAATACCAACTGAATTGTTAAAGTATAAATTTAATGTGGCAATAGCCTCTCTTTTCTGCGCCTCCCAATATGACACAGCTGCTTTGTAAAAAGGTTCTGAATTCATTACTTTCTCCGCTGAATTTTTCTTTTATTAGTTTTCTTTCTTCTACTTGGTTTTACCCTTCGTTCAATACCACTTCTCTTTTCGACACCAATCCACTTCTTTAGTGTTTCAATTGCTTTCATAAAACTATTCATTATTTACTCCTACTTAATTGAACAGGTGATTTGGTAAGTTTACTAGGATGTACATACCATATACGACCCATATTATCTTTGACTCTTAAATCACCATCTGCTTCTTTATTTTCAAAAGTAACCACCTCATCTTTATACAGAGTTCCCTCTACGGTAGTTACTGTTTCTAATACTCTATGCTTTTTCTTTACCATGTCCATCCCATTATTATAAAATGAAAATATAGATATCCAGCTATAAACCAAACAGCACCTTTTACATATTCCATTGTTACATCTGATTGACTAACTGCTTTTTTATTTCTATCCATAGAAAAAACTCACTACTAATTTATACAAAAGAAACCAACTTAATACTGCACCAGTAGGTAGTAGAATAAAAAAAACAAACACACCAAGCCAATCTGCTTTTACTTTTGAGTCTCTCACTTACCCTGCCCCCTATATCTTTTCTTAAATCTTTTTGAAGCCACTCGAGTACTAAATTTAGTTCCACGACCTAATCCTTGTCTTGTCTTTTTACGAGAACCAGTTTTATTTTCAATTGTCGATAAACCTTTAGCCTTAGCCATTAATTTTCCTCAACATCTAAAGTTGTATTGACATTCGGTAAGTGCCAAGGATACATTCCATCATTGACATTTTCTTTAGGAACTTCTAACATCTTTTTAATATCAGCAACATCTTTTGATATTTCTTTTATAAGATTACGCAGTTCTTTTAGCGAAGATGTCATACCTGCATCACCCATTCTACTCATCTGTAACCTCTTTTATCTTACCTAAATTTCCACCTGTAGTATGAACATAGGATTTAGCATCCTCAATATTCTCAGCTAAAAAAGTGTAACCTTCGTCAGTTGTCCATTTTTTATAATGGTCGAACTGACCTTTACTTTTCTTCTTCGGCATTCATAGCCTCCTTGTATAATTTGTTAATTGATTTCTCATTTTCACCTTGTTTAATGAGAGATTTTTTTCTTGTCATAATAGTTAATGGAACGTCAGCTAATGATGGTGGTCTTCCCCATTCATCACACATAACTTTTTGTTCTAACCATTTTTTCTTAGTCATTGTAACCTCTTAGTTTAATATGCTCATTATCTCTCTCATCCACTTTTCAGTAGATTCTCTTTTACGAATATCTACTTCACCTTTCTTTTCTAAAGACATTCCGTGAATATGATTTTGTGGTCTGTCAGCATATTTAAATCCTTCAAATGTAAATGGTTTACCTTTAAGGCTTGAGTAGAATTGAGCAACCTTCATTGGATTAAATTTACTCATCTTCATATCAACCTTATTTACAGGCTTACCATCATCACTTGTTTGTATAAGTCTCGTACCTTTATCAGGATTATGCAAGACTATACCCCACTGTTTATATCTATGTGCTAATTTAACCATAAACTTTTCAAAGGCTTTGGTGTCCATTAGAGAATCACCACCAGCCTTAACATTCTTAACTAATAAAGATGGCTCTTTAACAGACCTAACTACACCTGACTCATCTTCTTCTTGTCCAACACCATCTATTCTAACATAACCAAACCCTGCACTACTAATAGCACTCTTTAGTTTCGATAGATTAGCTTTGTTATCAACATCTCCAACTCTCCAAGAAGTAATGATACCAAATTCATTTTCTTGAAAGTCTCTCCAAATGCGAGATAAACTAGCTTCTAAAATTTGATGTTTGTTCATTATTAACTCCTAAGTTGCTGACTCATAATATTCTATTAAATCTTCCACTTCATTTTCATTTGGAAATCTATTCAATTGTTTTTTACTGAATATCATTCTGTTGTTAAATTTGACTTCAAATACACCGCCCATACCTTTTATGAGTTCTGCCTTAATACCAAATTGTCTTTCTATTGATTCCCTCAAACTGAGAGCCTGATTCAAGTATCCTCAGGAAGTACAATACTCAATACTAACTTTCATCCTCTTCCTCTGCAGGTTTATCAACTAAATCTTCTTTCTTAGCTGCTTTCTCAGTTTCTATCTCAGCTACAAATTTCTTTTTCTTACCACCATCGTACTCATAGGCATGTCCTTCATCCATTAGAATTTGATTTACACTTTTCAAACCATCTTCTGTTTCAACAAAAACCTCACCTAAAACTCTACCGAACTTTCCAGTTCCATGTGAAATAATTTTAAAAGTACCTGCTTCCAATAATTCTTTATTACGGGCTTTAGCAGCAAGTCCTTTTTTCTTTTCTTCTAAATCACGAGTTCTACTCTCCCAAGTATCAATACCCATATATCTAATTCTTTTTTTGATTTTTAAATCGAAACCTAAATCGATGTACGCATCAATTGTATCTCCATCTAAAACTTTAACTAGTGTGCCATTATATTCAAATGACGCTGGTTTCTTAGCCACCTAATTTCTCCTACAATCTAATCTTCAATTGATTAGCTGCTTTTCTTAGTTCATGTATGTCGTAACATCTATTACTCATAAAACCATCCAACAACTTTCTAGCAGTACCAGATGTTATCTTCTTCTTATAAATAGTACCATTATGAAGAAAACTGTCTGCAGTTGTTGATGATATTTGATTTAGAAATTGTTTAACCTCTTTAAATTTCAGAAATGCTTCATAACCAAAATTTAACTCAGAACCATCTGCTAAAAGAGTATATCTATCATAATCACTTAATCTATTTGACTTCATTTTTCATCCTCATCCTTTCTGTTAATTAACAAGGGCTGGGAGAAAGGAATAAAACCCAGCCCTTTAATCGAGTGGCGTCACATTGAACAACGCCACTCTCAGAGAAAAACTTAGTTAGAGTTCTCTACTTCTTCTTCATTGAACAAGTCTTCAGAAGAACCATCAGAGATATACTTCTGAACCAACTGTTTGACATAAGTCCTTTCAGACTCAAGTCCACCATCATCAGAAAACTGAGGATAGATAGTTACTTCAGCAGCTTCATCCAAACCGAAACCATCAAAGAGTAGTCCAGCAACTTCAACCGAAGTTCTGGTTGATATGCCGGTTGATAATCTACCGGCTTCAGACTTGGACTCTGTGCGACTCTGTGAAGAAATTTCGGCAACAGACTTCAGTAACTCACCATCAACATGTGGGAACATATACTGAAGTAAGTCATGCTCTTCTTCAGAGTTTAGAACATCCATTTCAACAATGATAAATCTATCCATCAGCGCTTTATCCATAACTCTGGTAGAGGTGTACTCATTACCAATATTAGCGGTAGCAACGAAAGTCACGCCCTCAGCCACATTGATAGTTTCTTGACCTTCACCTTCGTCAAGTCTGAGGTATCTCTGACCACTATCTAAAACTGTCATCAGAATATTCCAAGCATCTGGATGAGCCCGACTCAACTCATCTAACAAAATAACAGCGTTAGGAGTTTGAATAGCTTTCACAAAAAGAGCCTCAGAGAAGTAAGTACCCTTCTTCTTATCGAAATGAGTGTTACCAATTAAGGTAGCTCTTGGGTCTTGTGTGGCACCTAAGTTGAAGTAGAAATCAGGCCTATCAAGTGAGTTAACCAATGACTTAGCAGCCATTGTCTTACCACATCCAGCAGGACCTGTCATTAAAATATTCTTACCACGTACAGCGGAACGAATCAGGTACTTCCACTTCAATTCTTTCATTTTCAAACCAGCAGGTTTTAGGTTGTAAGAACTATGAATGAAGTTAAGAACTTCAGCATGATCTGTAGGAACATCAACTGATGAAACATCGATTACAGGAGCAGCAGTAGCCTCAAACATATCCATTGGAACTTTCCACCAATAAACCCTACCATTTTTGCCAGTCCTTCTTTCTAAGGCCATACCAGCATTGTAAGCTTTCTTTCTGGTAGAAGTACCAATTTCTGATGTGTGTTTGTTACCATCAGCATCCCAAGCATTAAACCTATTGCCTGACTTTTCTATTTTTACGATTGTATTTGACATAACTTATTTTTTCCTTTTTTTAAGTTGTTTGTTTTTTCTCTAAAATCATATATAAAGCTACGAATAAATTTGCTAACATACAAGGAAAAGATCAAATTATTTCTAGTTTTTTTTATGATTTCCAAAATCTAATCCTATAACTCGAAGTTGTGAAAGCTTCCCAAGTACAATTATCCCATATACATTTCCAATAATTATCAAAACCACTTCTATCGGTTGGTATCATTCTACAACCGCATTGACATTCTGGCTCTCTTTTGTACTTTCTATTATGTAGCCACTTCCTTATCATTTGGTAATTTCGTTTAATTTTACTTTGAGTTTGAAAGTCCAAGTCCCTTCTTTCTGTATAACCTCATAATTATCTCCATCTATTGAAGCGACTTCGAACATTCCAGTCATACCTGTCTTTCTTACTCTAACTAAATCACCAACTTTTATTTCTTTTTTATCAGACATTTATTTCTCCAAGAATTTTTTGTTCATTGTTTTAGCGATTGGAAGAACCGAAGTTACATTGACAAACTCAGAATCAGTTCCATACATTTTTGTGAAAGTTGAATTAGCTCTATCTCTATCCCAACTATCTCCGATAAAGTAACTAAGAACCTTAACACCACGATTCTTTATCTCTTTAACCATCTTAGCAGTATGATTGATTGCCGTATCATAGTTATAATCGATATCATCATTATTAAACATTGGCATCCCATCTGAAAAGTTAAGAAAGTAAGAATCCTTATCATTAGAACCCATTTCGATTTCTTTCATTACAGCCTCAAAACACAAACCCTCTGGTGTAGTGCCTGATGGGCGAAGTAGATGAAACAAGTTTCTTACTTTAGAAATTTTATCAACTCTAGAGTCATAAGCAATCAACATCAATGGATTTACTTTACTACTTCTTCTACTCATTTGAGTTGATTGAGTGCTTCTGTAAGAAATAACCAAATCAACATTGTTAATCATTGAACAGGCCTTAGCAATCGCTGTTACGGCAGTTTGAGTATTTTTCCACTTATCTCCACTCATTGAACCACTTGCATCAACAGAAATGTGAAGAAAAGCATCTGAGTAAGCTTCAACAAAAGTAGTGTTAAAAACTCTCTCATTACCAAACCCTAACTCAGCAATTAATCTTTTGTCGATTCTACCACTATCTAATCTAGTCCACTTAGTCTCACGCGACTCACCACGCACCTGAAGTTTCTTACCTAAGATAGTTCCCATAACCAAACCCTTAGCAATACACTCTTTATTCTCATCTGAATACCAAGTGTGGCTTGGGTTTGAAATCATACTGATTGTATCAGACTCAGCCAGAGCTTTGTTAAATTTCTTAACCATCAAAACCTTAGTAGGAGTTTTTTTACCTGTCCATCTATCAGTAACACCAGCAACATCAACATAACTCATTCCAGCAGACTCAACAGCATCCATAGCAGCCTTATCAGTTTTGGTAAGCTTTTTCTTAGTAATATCACCATCCATAAATTTCTTCTGTTTTGAAACTGCATTTTCAAGCTGTTTCTTTTGTCTATCACTAAGTTGTGGTTTATCACCACTATCTGAATCAGAACTACTAACACTTTCACCATTATCGGAACTTTCACTACCTTCGACATTTTCATCGCCATTACCCTCTTCAGATTCTTCAGTAGGATTCACTGTTTGAACATCTAAGTTGTCCAAAAGAATACTAAAGACTTTTAGTGTAATATCAAATGCTTCCTCAGTAGAGTTCAAAGATTTGACATTACTAAAAATAAGATTTCTGATTTTTTTGAGACCAGGTAAGGAATCCAAATCTGAGTTTTTATTTGTAAGATTGATAATTCTGAAAATATATGAATCCCAATCCAAAGAAGTGTATTCATCAGATTGAAGTGCTTTATCAATAATTTTAGAATGAAAATACTTATCGTACATTGAGTGGTAGTAACCTTTGTAGCCAGGTGAATTTGAAAACACAAAGTAATCAATTCGTCTATCTTCTACATAATTAAGTAAATCCTTCAATTTAATTTTCACATCATCTCTATCGAAACCAAAGACTTCTGCTCTGTTGAAATATTCCTGAGGAATCTCATTCTCAAGATTTCTAAGAAAATCAAAATTAGAAAGTTTGATATGAGAACCTTCATGCAATGCCAAACCAACAGTTGGGTCGAATGTTTTGTCATCTAATTTAGAAGATATTACAACAGCTTTACCATCTGTGTAACTATCTCCACGCGAATTGAAAGTAACTTTGATATCAGACTCACCAGTAACAATTGATACGAAATTACTGATAGCCCTACGATAAGATGCCAGTGCAACTAAATCTACACCTTTCTTAGTTTCTTCCTCATCAAAAATTGATGTCCTACTGATATCATTGTCTAACCAAAAAGACGAATAATTACTTGTACGATTCTTAGCAGAGTATTTTTCTCTAAGAGCCATAGGGTTGAAGTTTTTAAGTGTGTTTGAATCTTTCATATATTTCCTTTATTATATAAACAAAGCTACGAAGAATTTTGCTAATATACAAGCATTATTTCTTGTTTTCTGGATATTTCTTTTATTGTTTGTCATATACTATATATGGTACAAGAACTGTACCAAACTCAAAAGTCTGTCATTTTGTCATCACTATCACACTATCACACATTTTGTCAGAAGTAGAAACGGCTCCTAGCTTTTTTAAGTTTGGTAGATAGTGGAAACTAAAAATTTAGGAGCCGTTATAAAAATTGAAAATCGGGGGATGTAGGATTAGCGAATACCTACAACTTCTAGCTCAGATTTTTTTTACTTTGTACCTAATACCTAAAAGTTACTTTAGTTCTCTTCAAAGTGGTTAGCTTCATTAGAGTGAGTACAACCTCTGTATTATTGCCTTATCTCTCTGAGTTTAGATTAATTCAGCCATTAAGTGGGATTTGGTTTTATCCTACCCACAACAAAGTCAAAGAATCGTGTTCTTTAGTTATTCTAGAAGTACATTCCAAGTCGTATGTCTACGAATCGCTTCAACCTACGATATTTAGCAGGTGGATATAGTCACCACAACTTCTTGGTAGATTCCCTTATGAGCTTCTATGTTTACTCATTATTCAGGCAATCCCATAAAGAGTTAATTACTCTCTTTACTTTCTATTTTCAAATTGTCAAAAAACTTATAAATATATATATATTCGAAAAATCCCAAACTGTCTTTTTTTTTAAACTTTTTTCAATTTAAGTTTTAACTGAGATATGTAACCATCTATTTTTTTAATGTCTTTATGGTCGTCTGGCATTTTTTCTCTTCTTAAAATTAATTTACCTAATGCTTTTTGTATGTCTAATTTTGCTAAACCTTTCATACTTTTTCTGTAATATAAATGTTCTAATGCTTCGTCTTCTGCTTCTGCTCCACGAACACCAGCAACAGCCGTTATGTATTCTGTTTCATAAACTTCAGCATCAGCTATACTTTCTATTTCGTTCCAAACTGTATTTTCCCACATAGCATCTAAGTCTAAATCTTCAAGTGGTTCAGCTAATTCTTTTTCTTTAGCTAATCTTTCCTCTTCTTGTTTCTTTTTTCTTTTGATGGCGAACTCAGCATCATAGTATGTAGTTGATAAAGAATCACATTCACTTAACCATTGACCGTAATTCTTCCAATTAGGTCTACCATTAGAATTTCTATATTCGGTATCATCACATTCAGTTCCCATAAATGAAGATGTTTTAAATTCTGATACACGTGTTACATCTTGACTATAGCTTAGTTGGATGTTCAGACAAATAAAAAGTATTAGGGTTGTATTCAAAATACCAAATTTCATTATTCATTCTCCTATGATATAGTTTAGTTCCATCAAATTGCCATTCATTATCTTCATCTGGTAATCCCAAATCAAAAGTAACAATGACACCTCTCGTACGACCTAATACTAAAAGTGGATGTTCAGGCCAACTTTCAATACCTGTTAATTCTTTTTGTTTCTCAGAGTATATTTCTAACTCTTCCCAAATTTTGTATGTAAAATCTTTTTCGAATTTTAGCTCTTCTAATTCAATTCTTTTTTCAAATCTTGGTATAGATACAACACTCAAAATTCCAATCAATAAAATCACTATAACTAATTCAATCATAGTGTAGCCTTTACTCATTAGATTTCTCCGATTACATATTCCTCATATGATGGACTATCTTCATCCACATCACTAATGATAAATAGTTTAGTTATATATCCTTGTGAAGAAGTATCAGATTTTATTTCATATTTAAATGGATTTCTGTTAGAGTTGAGCGGTAGATCTCCACTAAACAAATGATTAGGAGTTCTACCATCAGAGAGTATTAACTCAAAATAATCTTCATCTAATAAATTGTTTTCTGGCTCAGTTGGAAGCTGTGGATTACCTTTCATATGAGTTTCTTGATAATATCTTAAAAATGAATCTTTTATGATTGACATATTAGCAAGGTTGATTTGCTTTTGGGTATCCATAGTTAAATTACTAAAAGTGGGAATAGCAAATGACATCACTACTCCCACCAAAGCAATACTAACTACTAACTCCGCCAATGTGAAACCAGCATTTGAGTTTCTCATTGGTTTCTCCTTTAATCTACGATAGCTTCTCTAGCACCAATTGAACCAACACCAGCATTATCGCCTGATTGAACTCCTTTGTCGTATGCCCAAGCATAACGAGAGTTATCTTTTCGTTGGTGTGTGATTTTGTTAGTTGTGGTATTGTATGTCCACTCACCATCGGTATCAGCATTATCAACATCTGTTGAATCATATCCAACTGGCACCTGATCTAAAGCAGCAAAAGGATGGTCAGGCCAACTCTTTCTACCGTTATCAAGAAGTTGTTCAACAGCGTAATTTTCTAAACCAGCTTTCACAGAAGAAATTATTGCATTTTCAGCAGCTTCTTCAGCTTTGTCTACCACACCAACATATCTTGGTATGGCTACGGCTGCAAGAATTCCTAAAATGATAGTAACCATTATTAGTTCTATTAATGTGAATCCTTTGTTGTTCATTGTATTCTCCGTTAGATTCTAAGGTTGTAATTTCTTGTTAAAGTTCTTTGGACTTTCCAAATCTGCAATATAAAGAATTGGAGAATAGGATTGTTGTCCACTTCCACCACCAGCAATTACTGTGTAGATATAGTGACCATCCTGAAAAGGTGATTTGATAGCATTACCACCAAACTCATTTAAGAACTCTTCAGCACCAGCTGAAACATCAAATGAACCATCAGCATCATCATCTTCTGATACATTTACAGAAGAACCTTGAGGTGCTGGTGACTCTAAATTGTCAGTTCCAAACACAGAAGCCCATTGTGATGCCTCTTCACTTTCATAAGTTTCGAATACATCGATACTTGAGAGAAGTAAATCTTCGTTAGCATATCCACCATTATTATCAGGCACACTTTCGTTATACTTTACCTGACCAGGAAATCTACCACGACCTTCTGATGTTACTTTAGCGTTATAAAAATTGTTAGCTGATTTCATTATCTTATCGATATCAGCTAATGTTTTTTTCTCCTTTGCACCCTCTCCAACTCCTGAAAATTTAGGTGCGGCAGTTGTAGCAAGTGTAGCCATCATAGCAGTTGTTACTGCAAATTCGGCAAGTGACTGCCCACTTCTACCCTTTAGATGTTTTTTTATTGATTTGAACATTGTGTTCTCCTTAATTAAGTTAATGTTTATACCTATATAATACAATTACTGTACCAAACTTGCGTATATTGAAAACTTTTTCTTCTTAGTTTTTGTAAGTAGTTATTATACAGGTATTTGCCTATATAAAAAGAAATCTCTGATAAAAATTAGAGATGTGAATTTGTAACATTTTGGTTTACTATGTTACAGATATGTAACATAAATTTACGATTAGACTAAATACCACCTCTTATATTGTGTTGTGCTTTAGTATATCTTTTATCTCCGATAGTAGATGAATCCGCCATTACATTGATTTCATTTGGTGTTTGAAATCCTTTTTGAATACCAGCTTTTTTTAATCTATTACTCACCATATCGGTTAAATCACCCTTGCCTTCAGGATTCTTCTTTTCGAAATAATCTCTACCTAAAGCTATAGTTAATCTATCCTCATCATCCAAATGAATTGTAGCTCGAACTGGCACACCCTTTAAGGCTTTCACTACTTTATCAAATAGTTTCTTATCTGCTTTCTTTTCAACTATCAAATCTTTTAATTTAATCATTTCTCATACCCTTTATATCCTGATAAGACTTACTCTTAGAAACCATTCTCCTTACCATCATAGATTGTTTTTCTAAAGTATTGGAAATTAGTCTTTCTTGTGGTGCATGTTTTTTAAACAAATCAGATAAGTCTTCCAACGAGTCTACAGCAGATTGATATACATCTTCAATTGTATCAGACCTTTTTGATACATATCTTTCATTTAGTAATTCTTTCAACTTTATCATTGTGATTTATCATCTAGTCCATCTTTTCCATCAAAGTAATTGTAAACACTTTGTAAGTAATCCATAGACTTAGTGAGTTTAGATTGAACCCAAGCCGGCATTTGAACCTCACCGCCATCACCAACATTGTCAACTATTTTATAAATCATTTTTGCGTATTTCATAGAACGCTCTAACTGTGACTTTGCCATTTGCCCTTCATGGTCACTAGCCTCATTGACTTTGAACGGTGGTTTATCTTTATCAGTGTAGACTTTACCTAACTGTATATCTTTCAACATATCTGTGAGCTTTACCATTTTCTGCAACTCCAATATCTAGCCTTATGTCTTGGTCCTGGATTATCACAGTTGTGTCTAGCTCTAAATGATTTACGAGCTTTAGGATTTGATTTCCTAATTCTCATCGTTCCGCCTTTAGCATCACCGCCTTGTCCAAAGTTTACTTTCACGACATTACCTTTTGGATTCTTTACATATACTTTGAACTTCTTTGTGTCACCTTGCATTATCTTACCTAACTTTACTTTCCTACCTTGGTATTCTGCTTCATTGAGTTTTAGGTCTTTTATGTGTTCGAATGTGTAACCATGCCCTTCACCGTTTTGCTCATAATATATCTCAATAATTTCTTTGACACAATTCGGAACCATCTTACCACCTTTTTTCTTCATACCTAACTGTTGATATCCTACCCAACAGGTTCCTCTGGCTTCATTTACGGATTCAAATACAATGGGCAAATAAACAGATCGTTTACCTACTTTTGTTAAGATATGGTCTACACCCTTTATGCGCTTTTTATCGTAATCTGGTCTTTTTTTGTATTGGGATTTTGTCATAACTACTCCACCTATCCCATACTTTTTTGTCTTATCTTTGGTTACTTTTATTGGCTTACCTTTTCTGTTTTTTCCTATAACAATATAGTCATTTTTCTTTTCACTCAAAGATTCTTTTACCATATCAAAAGGAAATGATGGTGTCTGTGACATCTTCAAACCTCTTCTCTTACGATAATAAGTTTTTCCTTTATCTGAATACCATATAACTTTTTTACCTTTATTAGAACCCGATACAAATCTTCCACTAACTCTTAAATCGTTTTTACTTAGTATCACATACCTACCATATTTACCGAAATCAAGAGTTCCACTTTTCGGTACATCATTCCATTTCTTTATGGCTTCATTTACGGATTCCATTTTAGCAGATAAAGCAGATATAATTTCAGCTTTTTTAGAATTTGATGCGTTCTTATACATCTTATTTACTTTGTTGTAAAGTTTTTCAACATCACTTTTCGCATCTTGTGGATTGTTGCCTCTTTTGATTAGAAGTTTTAGAACCTTTGCCTTATCTTCATTTATAGATTCTTCTCTGTTCTTCTTAATACTTTTCTTTAAGTCTTTTGGTAAGGCTTTCAAATCATCCAAACCTTCTTTCTTAGATTTGTTTCCCCAATTTTTTGCACCAACTTTTCTACACTTTACCAAAGCACCACTGGCATAAGCTGATGGCCAGACATCGTAACGAGCTTTCACTTTATGATAGCAAGCATCTTTCTTACCTGCAGCTTCATCGAACTGTTCTTCTGTAAGTCTTTTACCAACTAACTCTTCTAACTTTGAACTCATTACGTTCTCCTTCTTCTTTCTTCCAGCACAATGTGCTTTTTGACTAAATCCTTTTGGGTTATTACAATCGATACTTCGTTTGTACTTCTTACTCCAACCCATTACTTTTTAGGTTTAGTAGAAACTCTTATTGGGGCTTTACCTTGTCCTGCAGATTGTTTACCCCCTCTACCAGCTTTATTCTGTGCTGCTCTCTTTCTACGAGTAGCACTTGCCTTCTGTTTCTTTGTCATACGAGCAGCTTTACTTGCTGGTACACATTTTGCATATCCTCTCTTCTTACCGCTCGTACCACACGGTGGATGTCCACCACCTTTCTTTTTCTTTCCAATATTAACCCATCTATCTTTGAACCACTTTCTTAAATTTTCATTTGCAAAATCACCACAATTCTCACATATGTTATCCATAATTTTGCCAGCTTGTTCCAAAGTCATTGTAGTATCGACTCCTTCTTTCTTTACACAATTCCTATATCTCTTACCGAACATAATCTTTGTCTTACGAGTAGGATGTGTCATATATCCTTTTTGACAAGCTTCGTCTAAATCAAATTTTTTCTTAGATTTCAACAACTCCTTTTTCTTCTTCATAAGATTAGGACCTGCTGGCTCTTCACCTAGCTTACCATCTATACCATACCCACAGGTTCCCTCTTTTAATATTTCGTATAATACTTTCATCTTTTATTTTGCAAGTTGTTTAGCCATATTTTGAAATTTAACTTTGAATTCGATTATATGTTTTTTGAATAAAGAAGCTAATTGTAATGATTCTTTTTTCAATCCATCTTTACCCAAATCCACAATCATCTGTTTTACATTTTTTTCCAATCTATCAGTATTATCATTTACATTTGATACATATCCTCTGAAATATCTTGGTATTTGTTCATTTACAGATTCAGGTATATTAGTTTTCATAATCTTCGCTATCTTCTTAGCAGCTTCAGGTGTAAGTTTTAAGAAATTAGTCTTACCTTTACTACTTTTAATCTGTAATGTTAAATCCTCACCTTTTAATTGATTCATAATTTGTTTTTCTTCGTATGAACCCTCATTTACAGATTCGTTCAAATCCTTTAACATATACTTTAATTGTAATTGCATATAACTTGCAACCTCAAGAAAATCTTCTTCATTTTGTACCCGATGATATTTCTGTAGATTTTTTACTTCTCTAGCAAGAATCGAAATATACTTTTTAGACATATTCCAACCCTTTGGAGATACAGCTTCATCAACTTCTGTTTCTAAGTAAGACTGATACTTCTTCTTTCTACGCAAAAGGTCTATTTTGTTTATTTCTTGTAATGCTTTTGATTCTTTAATTACTTTCTTCATAGTATATTCCTTAGTATGCCTGATATATATCTTGGTAATTACTGTACTTTCTTTCCGCTGCAGTCATCAACATCTTATCTAATTTTTGTCTAGCTGCCATCATTTCATTCATTTGTCTAAACATATCGTGTAAAACCATAATAGCTTCATACCCCTTTACCAAATTTTTTAAACCCATTTGTTTAGCTAAGACTAATCTGGCTTCATTATGATTATTGTAATCAGTAAGTTTGGCAATTTTATCCACCACATTTTGTGGTAACTCTTGTTTTTCTAATAGTAAACTTTTTAACTTCAAAATCAGTCTCCTTTCTTTTTGGAATGTCTAAACCAAAAATCAATTGTTTTACCAAAGGTGGCTATGAACGTACCTAAGATAATATTTAATAAATCTCTATGGTTTGGGTCTAACTCTAATACTGGATGAAACAGTAAATATAGCACCCAATACAACACAACAAACATACCAAGTGTAATAGTAAATTGCATCCAATCTGGCAAACCATCCCCACCTAAATATAAATCAGGACCAGTAGGTAGTTCCTTTGGTTTACTCTTTACATTTCGTCTTTCGACTCCATCCCACTTTTTACTTTCTGCCATAATAACACCTATCCTGTTTTAGATAAACCCACCATCATATCTTGAATATCACCAAACTGACTCAAACTAGGTGAGTTTGTTCTTGAAGTATACTGACTTCCTCTGTTCGGAGATACTCTTTGTATACCAACCGCGCCTCTTTCTCGAGCACCAGCAGGCGCAGACCTACTTGGTTTCTTTCTATTACTAACAGCATATCTGTTTAACAAACTCATATCATATTCTCCTCAGATATAAATATATAATATTCAAAAATATCTTTCTAATAAGAATCACTTGCTAAAGCATCTTCTATCGCACTTTTTATATCATCAGCAGAACAATCTATTTCACCATCCATATCCGCCTTCCAAGTATCAACTTTATCTCCATTATGAAATAAAGCAATAGATGGATAATTTCTTACTCTTAATTTTTTACAAACCTTTTTCAAATCAGCAGATTTAACTGTTACTATTTGGGCATCCTCAAATCCATTTACTCCTTTTAGTATTGAATCATCTAAATCCCTTTCCTGCCATTCAGAGGTAAATACAACCACATAAAATCCATCACCTATCTCACTTTTAAAATTTTTGTCATTTATCTGTGCAGTTGTAATTGTTAATAAAAGTAAAGATAAAAATAATTTTTTCATAACAAAGCTCCTACTTATCCCTTTTTCTACGTTCAAGGTCTTTAATATCTTTCTGTAATTCTTTTATGGTTTCTTCTAATTCATCCACCATATCTAAAACATCATCCATATCCTTTTGAAGACCACCAACTTGAGTTTTATATTGTTCAAAAGATCTTGGCCAATTATGCCCCTCAGGTTTAGATGGATACTCTGCTTCGTACAAACTCTCTAAACTTGGAAGTTGTTTTGCTTCCTCAATTTCTCCTTGTAATGTATACCACATACCAATTAAAGAAGCAAGACCAGTTCCTGCGGCTACCATAGTCTGTACTGATAAAGTAAATTTGGTATCTAATACTTTATCTTCACTCAATTCAATTGGCTCTTTTTTCTTAGATTTATTTTTCTCAACCTTCTCCTTAATTTCGTCTTGTTTTTCCTCATGTCCATTTCCGTGTTCTAATATAACATCAGTTATATCTTCAAGACTACAAAAGCCTTTGTCTACAAGTATTTCGCCAATAGTTCTCTTGTCACCTTTTACCTGAGCCTGTAAGACTTGATTGAGTTGTCTTCTAGTGATGATATCTTCATCACAAAGTAATCTTCCTATTTTGACATCACCGTTCATCTTTTATTACCACCCTACAAATTGATAATTCAAACCTACTTTGAAATCATAAGCTGGTCTTTCCCAATAGTTCAGATACTTACCTTCAGCAAACACACCTAAATTATCTTGTATCTTTACACCAAAAATTGCACCTACATCATAATCGTTCCAACTATGCCACATCGGGTCTTTAAATTCAAACTCATGTGGTTTGCCACCATCATCTTTATGCATCTGATAATGTGAGGCGTTGTGATATGCATGTGAGTCATGACCATAGTGATATGGTAGCCAGTTACCCCAAGAATGTAACCACCAATTTTCTGAATGATGGTAGTAGTCTAATCCTAAAACAATACTTGTTTCTTTCATAAATCCTAAATCTCTTTTGACATCCTCTATATAATCTTCTAACATACCTGGAAAGTGATACAAGAAATACTCTCTATCTGTATATGCAAAAATCCTTCCATTCTCATCTCTCCATAACCAATCGACACCAACGAATCTTCCGTCATCATTCCAAAAAGGCCCTCCACCTTCAATCTCTCTAAGTTCACCAGTTTCAGGATCTATCTCATACAGCTGAATATCCTGATCACCATTTAGATGATAATCTTCTGTGAACCAGGCATTATCGTCAATACCAAAAGCCCTTTCGGCAAACTTCCACCATTGTCCTCTATACCAAGTGGTATCTAGTATCATAGCATCAAAACCATAAACAGGATGTTGTCTATGTTTTGCACCAACGCTCACAGTTAGTTTGTTATCTAAAAATTCAGGTGACCATTTGATTCTTAAATCACCTTCACCATATTGAATTTCCTCTAATCCAAGTTCAGTCCAACCTATTTTGACCATCCACCAATTAGCTGTGTACCTTAGCCAATATTCTTGATTGAGATAATCGTCACCCCATTGACGACCTTCTGAAAATTTAATCAAATATTCCCAACCTTCAACAGGTCCAAAAGTCGCGCTTTCGTTAGCATTTTGTTCTGAACCATCATACCAAGTTCCACCTTTACCAGCATTTTTAACACCTCTTTTTGGTTCATATTTAAATCTTCCAATCTTTCTTAAACCAAAAGATTTTTGAAAATCAGGCTTCAGTTCTCTTTTATCTCTATCAACTACTAATTGTCCTGTGCTCAATCCACCAACAATACTGAATCTATCATCTTGATATCGTGGTGCGTTAAGACTGAAGCTAGCATAAGCAGTTGAATATTTAAAAAATTTCCAAAGTTCAGTTTCACCAAACAAAGATGAGACCGATAGTAGGCCTATTACAATAAGCTTCTTTAACATCTGTTTTTCTCCTAATTAATTATTTACAACAACAATCGCAATTACAATTTTCACATGTACACATTTTTTTCTCCTACCAAACCATCCAAGCAGCAGCCCCAACTTCTACTATAATGTCAGCAGCTGTGTTGTATGCCCATTTCTTTTTACTACCATAGACTCTCCAATCCTCTATGATATATTCAAATATTTCCCACGCAATTCCAATTATAAGCACCCATAAAACTGCCCATAAATCAGAAGAACCCAACCATTGGGCTATCTTCGCAATAGCTAAACCGGCTGCTATGTGATAAGATGTCCAATGGTCAAGTTGTCCAGTTGAAAGTTGCCAATTTACAAATTTTGAAATTGGACTATTCATTTACTTACTACCAAAGATTTTTGAGAAGAAACCTTTTTTCTTCTTATTACTTTTTTTCATTTTCTTCTTTTTGATTTTTTTCTTCTTTTTGATTTCTTCCATACCTGCCATATTGCTCATATCCATAGCATTAATAGTCGGTGCTGCACCAAAAAGAATTACAGCAGAAAGAAGTAATTTAAGTATGTTTTTCATTCTGTATTCCTCCAGAGTTTTATTCAATAATAAATATAAGATACCAAAATTTTAATTATATTCAGGAGTCATTATAAAGTCTTCAGGACAAATCATAAACTTTAATATCCACTTTTTATCATCGCCCTCATCCCACTCCTCATAGCCTGATAGGATGCAGGTATCAGTTTGCATTCTTTTAACAACTTTGTCCATTTGCTCTTCGGTGTTACAGATGACATTTATCTCATCACCATTAGTTTTAACCATAACTAAGTTGTCAGCACTATTGTAAACAGCATCAGATTTTAGTTTACCCATCTCGCTCTCCATATAAATCCCAAGTCTTAGGTGGTGGCTTAGGTGCTTCTTTACCATCATCAATAACGATTTCACCAACCGATGCATCTACTTCAAATTTAGAAACCCCCTCATTTAAAAATATTTGGTTTAGACATTCTGTAAGCGATTCGTATATATCATTATTTATTTGCCACCTATCACCTGGCGGAACTCTTTTAGCATATGTGACTTTCATGTTAGTTCCTTATTTTATAAAAGTAATTATTACTTATAGTTGATTCATCATATGTTTGCTTTTCTATCCACATAGATAAAGTTTCTTCAGCAGACTCTGCTCCTAACTCATATCCATCTTGATATCGTACAAGTAATTGAGCAACGATAGGATGTCTCACAACATCACTTAAATCAAATTGACTAAACCCAACCCTACGAATACCTGTAAACCTTTTTATAGCGTCTTCTAATCCATTTGACTTTCTTATATCAGATTGCATCAAGTCTCCACAAACTATGTATTTACTACCACTACCTATACGAGTTATAAAAGTCTTTATCTGAGCAGGTGTGGCATTCTGAGCCTCATCTAATATAACTATACTATCTGTTAAAGTTAATCCTCTCATATAAGCTAATGGAATAACCTGAATAGCACCAGCTTTCTTTAACACTTCTAATCTTTGTTTACCAATTATCTGTTCCATATTGTAATATAAAGACATCATATACGGCATTGTTTTTTCGTCAATGTCGCCTGGCAAATATCCCATCTTTTCACCATCCACTTCTACTAATGGTTTTGTGATTACCATCTTATCGTATTTACCTTTGGCTAGGTTTTTAAGAGCATAGTGCGTAGCTAAAAATGTCTTACCACATCCAGCAGGTCCTACAGAAAAGGTTACATCATTTCTACTAATGATATTGTAAAATGTTTTCTGATTTGGTGTTCTGAACTCTAAGGATTTCCAATCTATTCTTTTGATTTGTGATAAGGCTTGTCTTTTGTTCTCACAGGTTTGGTCGGACTTAATTCGGGTAACTGTTTTTACTTTATTTCTATCAGACATGATCATCTTCTCCTTTATTTTTAGAAGGTTGTTCCTTTCTGATAATAAATATAATATATAAACTATTCTATTAATTCATTTTTGTTTAAAATTTCGATTAATTGACTGAGTAATATATTATATTCTGGATATTTAGACATAACTTTTAATAAATTATTCAGATATTCAGGCGGCATAGTTTCTAACTCATATTCACCTATTATTATTGCCTGTTCTATAAAAGTTTGTATCGCAACTTTTAGGTCTTTAGGAACTCCATCTATTACTTTAAGATTTTTGATTCTTTGTATATCTCTTTTTAAATCCTCAGGTAACATTTTTAGACTCCAATATTTCACCTAATTGAATGGCATACTTACCATTATCAATATCAATACCTTTATATTCAACAACCATTTCAGGTGCTACCTTAGCGTATCCATTACGAAATTTTATCACATCGTAATATCTACCCTCTAGTCTTTTAGACCAATATGGCGTGATATCTCTGTATTCAATTGTCTTAGTTCCTTTAAGAATTGCATCGAAATACTTTCGATATAAATTAAGATGTAAAACCCTCATTTTTTCTTATACTAAATAAATACTCAGCAACAACTTTACCAAAACTTTTATCCGATGGATAATGTGCCTTAGCTAAAATTCTTGATTGGGCAATATCTTCTCCTAACTGATTAAATACTTTTCTACTTTGTGGATACTTATCTGCAAAATACATACCTAATAAATATCCTTGTATGGCGTGTCCGCTTGGATAGGATGGAGTCTTCATCGTATCTAACTCAACACCATTTAAATTTATACCATAGAACTCAGCAATCTGATGAGGTCTTGGTCTGTTGTACTTATATTTCAATTCCATGACAAACTTCGCCGATTGTTTTAAAAGAGAGTCTAACTCCTCTTCTATGTAAGGTAGTTCCAACTCTGCTAAAGTATTTTTAAATACTTCTTTTATGTCATCATGCATTTCGACAAACTTTTTATTTTGTCTGATACTTGCTAAATGCTTGATTTCACTCAAAGTTGTTGCACTACTATTTTCGGGAGGTAACTGATTCGGTAATGCGTACTCGTTCTCAAAGAGAGTGAGCGGCGTCATCATTCTTTTTTTATGTCTGCCCTTCGGACCCGAATTATAAGTCATCTTATTAAGCGCTAATAAGTCTGTTAGTTTAATCAATCGATTTCTCCTCTAACTTATAATAAATATAAGGCAATATATAAAAAAAGAAAATTATTTTACCATTCTTCTCTTCTACCGAAATCGTTCTTTTCGATTCTTTTTTTCAAATGCCTTTTGTACATTTGTAGAAATATGAATTGTTTTATGACGCTAAGTAAATCATCAAAAAACCAATACACTTTCATTAACCAATAGGGCATTATCCGTGCAATTCCAAATACTTTTTGACTGCTAATTCTTTGTGTTTAGCCTCTACCATGATATCAACATCATTACCATAAGTGTCAATATAATCGTAGACATAATCAGAATGGGCTTGAGGTCTAATTGACTCGTCAAGTCGTTCTTTACTCCGACTCTCGCTATAGTGTACAACTGGTGTGATACCTTCCGGCCAAGTTGATATAGCCAACTCCAAAGCCTCTTGTTCACTAAGCCCACCATCACAAAAGCGGTGGTGATGGTAGTCGAACACAATGGGCACGCCAATTCTACTGTATACTCCATGATATAACTCCTTAACTGAATACATATTTGCTTTATCATCATTCTCTACCGTCAAACGAGACTTAACTCTATCAGGTAGTCTTTCAAAATTTTTACAAAATCTTTCCATAGACTTTGGTTTGTTACCATAAGCACCACCGATGTGAATATTGATTTTGTTGTACGGTGTTCTACTCAATCCCATCATATCGAAAGTATCTCCATGATCTGTCAAATCACCAATACAGTTTTCTACAACGTGTTCGTGTGGTGATGTCAATACATTAAAAGGACCAGGATGAGATGTAATCCTTACTTTATGAGTATCACATTTTATACCAGCGGAACGTAGGTAGGTTCTGATTCTAAATATGTCTTTTAAATCATCCCATTCGTACTCCGATTTCCAAGGTGCAAGACCTGATGTGATACGAAAGAAATTATACCCATTGAGTATATTCCAATCAATTATTCTATCCAAGTCCATAGCATTAGCTAGTGTAAGTTCACTAGCATAATCCAAACCTTTAGACTCGAAAGTTCGTTTAATCATACCACGACCAGTAGTAATTGGTTTCACACCTTTTTCTTTACCACCATATTTCTGTGGATAAGAAAGTTGCATATTGATACAAGCATAACCTATATTCATTACCAATTCCTAAAATCGTCTCTGTACAACCAATATGTTAAAAATAATATAGCCGTAGCTATTCCTAATCCTAGTTCCATAGTTAACTCCTATTTTGTTTAAACTTTAAGTTTTGTTTTTTCCTTATCACTAAAATTTTCAAAGTATTTAGTGTCCAATAATTTCTTGTGCGATTTACCGAAGTGTTCTCTAGTTGCAATATTAATTAAGAAGTAAGGTGCTTTCTTTCGAGTGGGTTCTCCAGCTGCAGTAAAATCTTCATATGGTGATAAACACAATGCTTTAAGTCCTGTTTTCTTAATTGCTTTTTGTAAGAACTTCTGATATTTTGTTCTCTCTACATCTTTCCATTCAATACTTTCGGTATCCATACATATGAACAGCGCAGAATCTTTTTTTGAATTTCTAAAACTATTGAATAACTCATAGAAACTTTTTTTATCTGGTTTCCATATATCAATGTAAAGATTATCTTTTTCAATTTCTGCTTTAAGAAACGGACATACAGGCATATCAGAAAAAGATTTGTTTGGCTTTTGTAGATAATTGAAGTATTCTTTTGACTCCAAAAATATTTGCCAGTCATCCTTATCTAGCATTTCTAATTGCGTGTTTTGATTAAATAGTTCTAATTGCACTATTGCCATTTCCATCCGTTTCTAATTTGCATAATAAGTATCAATAATAATGCCAGTAATAAAAAATATTTAATCATTAAAAATATCTCTCTCAAGTTCTTTCGATAAATTATAAACAACAACCACTGAAACTATATAAAATAATAATTCAATCATTTCCATATTCCTACATCCCAAGGTTCTCTTGGTTTATAACCTTTTCTTTTTAGTTCTTTTGCAAACTTAGCTGATTGTCTAATAACCAACCACTCTTTAAATCTCTGCCATAATTTAATCATTCCAACTATCAACCACTCCTTTTATATATTTGAATATTATGAAGATTATTGGCATCCAAACATACCATACATCCATTACTTCTTTATAATTCATCTTTCTTTTTACTTAAATTTCTTGGTTTACCATTTGAGAATAGACTTTTGAATGTTGATGGTAAGAACTTATCCAAATAATTATCAACAATTATAAAGTGATAAAACAATACCGTTGGAATAAAAATACAAACAGCAATAATAATAGCTAGTAACTCATTACTCATTTGACTTGCATCCTTTGTAAACTTTCTGGCACATTCTGTTGTATGTAATGTTGTATTACAAATGCTTCTACTATGTGAGTGAAGAACCAGAAGAATGTAAGCAACGGTACATATATTCTAAAATCTAATTCTAATATCGAAATTCCTAACCAAGTCAGAAAAATCATACCCATCGATTTAGTCAAAAAACTGATGCCTGTAAATCCCAAAGAGAATACACTACCTCTTTGTGTAACTACATAAAGACCAACAATCAGATGTGACAAATTTAAGATTATTGGTGCGAGTATACCTAATAAGATATATGCCATATTTCTCCTGTATGTGGTAATCTTATTAAATAATAGTATCTTCCATCTATTGTGAAAAGTTCATTCTGAGAATATGGATTCACAAGCTCATATACTATTCGTTCCAATAGAATCTCTTTCACTTCTTCGGAATGTGCTTCTACCATATTGTTGAAACTATATGGTTCTACTATATCAATATCCAAATAACAAGCACCATCATATGTCGCTGATAATCTGTATGGCACCATCTCAACCTTTTGTCCAGCTTTTGGATATGATTGCGCTTCTGTAAGAGATATACTGAGTATAAGTGTAGCAGCTGCTATAACAAAGTGTATTAGTGAAATTGATGTTCTTTTCATTGTATTTATCCTTTTATTTATAAATTAGTTACTTGTATCAAAATAATTGCTAGAGCTAATAATAGACTAATAATTGTTTTTATAGTTGGAATCTCTCCAATCATAGCCCATGCCATAATACCGAATACGATTGTGCTAATACCAAAACCAGCTAACCTCATATTCCAAAAAGCACCAAAGTGTTCGTAAGACAATTTTGTACTCCAAAAAAACATCGGTGCGATAATAAGACTTGTGGCATACATCCACCATATAGATTGTAACCAAGGTTTATTCCACACTACCCATCCCTGTAACTGAAAGAATGCAACAACTGAACCAACTAACTGAGCTATTATAGCCCACCATAATTTACTCATATAATTTCCTTCTAAAAGAATCGCTTAGCTCCTTTATATGTCTACATTTTTTTCTGAACATAAAACCTTTACAATTACAACTATAGCTTTTGTCATAGGGATTCCACTCTACGACATATCTATTACCTTTTGAACCATCTACAACCCACTGATTATCTTCTATGATAACACCATCAAATTTTTCAATTAATGTTTCAAGTAAGTTCACACAGCACCTATACTAGCAAGATGGTCTAATTCGTCTTTATTACTATCTAATATAGCCCTCTCTATTTCATCTTTAAGATTGTACAATTCATATCTTGCACCATCAATTGAACCACGAGTATCTGTATTTGATTCATACTCAGGTAGTTGATTTACAGCGTCATCGAGCTCACCCTCAATGATTTGTAATGTTTCTAAAATTTTTTTATATTCCATAGTGTAACTCCGCTTTCATTTCAAGATGTTCTACTTCGTCATTACTCATCGGTACATTATCAAATTTACCATGCAAATTTTCAGCCAACTCATGCACCAATTCTTGCGCCGTACCCACAGCAGAATTAGCTTCTACTGTACTGTCTGTATCAGTAAGGTGATGAGCATCTGTTAGTTCATCAGCAATAGCTAGTAAGTAATTTAGTATCTGTTCTTTAGTTAAGTTCATTGTTTTTCCTTTCATTTCTTAACTAAAGCTACGAAGAATTTTGCTATAATACAAGGATTATTTCTTGTTTTTTTGATCTTTTTTGTACTTTATCTTTTCTATGATATTACCAAATGTATCGTGGTCATATATTGATTCTGAACCATCTCTATGTACAGTTCCATTTTTTATACTCTCATCTACGAATGCAATATGTGGTGGGTGTTCTGCTGGTAAAACTAATGCTAAATCTACATTTTCAAATTCTAATAATGCCCAACTACTGTCTTGATACTTAACTTTACAATCTCTATTTTTAGTATACCAGTCTACTCCTCTATTTATGTTATTAACCACTATCGCTATATGGTCAATTTTTTCCATCACTATCACTCCACTTTCTGATATCTAAACTTTTCATAATCTCTTCTAACGTCAAACCATCATTAGGATTTTTTTCTTTCTTACTCATATCTTGAATTCTTGTACTCATAATCATAGCATCTAACATCTCATCATATGAACGCATTTTTTTCAGTTTATCAATAAAATCACCTAACTCATCTACACTAGGATTTCTATCTGCTAACATCTGTAACATAGCGATTATCTGATTTATTTCTTTTCCGAATAACAAGTAACACTCATTATCATTGTGAAAGTTCATTTCCATTACAACTCCTATTTACTACTATAACTTACTAACTGATTACTTAACAAACTTTGTATTGAATAATATAAAGATGGATTTCTCTTAAGCAGTTCTTTGAACTCATCTTGTTTCCAAACCAAACATTCAGTTGCGTGTTTTGTTATACAAGTTGCCGTTGCTGGTTTCTCTGTAAGAAAAGACATCTCCCCAACAAACTGCCCATCTCTAAGTTCAGCAACCTTACCTTTGTCTACAGCAACATCTACTGTACCATTGTATATCAACACTAAATCTTTTACTGGCAAACCTTGTTTAATTATCTTCTGTCCTGACTTAAATTTTTTCCAACTAGCAATCTTACTAATCTTTAGATATTCTACAGGACTCAAATCTTTGAATAATGTTTCATATAATTCTTTATCTTTAGGATTCATATGTACTGGCCTTTTCTCATAAATGATTACGGATATATGATAAAAATTCAACACAATGAAAACTAAGTTCCAATGTATGGCAATCCACATCGGTTCTACTGGTATAACCCAATTATAAAAAATAGAAAATGCGCTTGCCAGTATAGATACTATTCTAAGCCATAGTATGTCTTTTACTAAAAAAGAAAATGCGATTAATCCAAAGGCTAGATGCCCAGCTATAGTTGCTATATTCATATAAATAAGTATTATTCAATCTTCTTTTCCATCGGGCTCATCCCAATATCTTTCCTCACCAACTTCATTTATTTGATACTCTACAAAGTCTTCCGAACTCATATTATCGTCTCCCATATAGTCAATGCCAAAAGTAAGGTAATCTTCTATATATCTTTGAATGTCTTTTGGCTGTATGTATAATCCATAAATACTCATGGGTCTCTTCTTAGCCATTCTCTTTTGGTCTTTACATATTCTCTTATGTATATAATGACCTAATTTATTCAACATCCAAGCTACTCCACCTTTTCAACTTTTTCTTTTTGACTTTTACTCTTTCTTCAATATCACTCCAACTGATAAGGTCATACTCATGCATCAATTCAATCATACAATACAAATCACCAACCTCTTCTGTTAGTTTTTCTCTAGTGCGACTTTCATAGTAATCATCGCACCTGATTGCTTTACTGCATGCTTGTATCAACTCACCACACTCTTCCATTGTAATGGTTAGTAACTCTTGTAATTTATCCATATCACAATCTCCTCATAAACTTCCTCTGCTTTGTTGTCATCATTTGTTGTGACGCTAACTCATTCATAATAGTAGATTTATTCATAAGAGTAATCTTATCGTCACTGTACAATGATTGTGTGTAGTTACAAGCAGCTTGATAACCTCTACTGTCAAACTCTGTCATAACCAACTTAGTTGCTTTTTGTATTGAGAGCAGGGTGGGAGTCGAACCCACTAACTTCGGGTTTGCAATCCGAGCCCTTTTCCGATTGGGTACCTGCTCATTGTATTTCTTTAACCATCTATCCCAGCTGTTGTCAGCAAAGATACCTTTGGCTCTCTTATTACCACCAACACCTCTTCTGTCTAATCTCTTCAGTTCATCAGACTTCTCACTAGATACTGGCTGAATGTAACCACCTGTTTTATGTGGGTATACTGTATGTGACGAATACTTTTGAGTATCACTACATTCAACACATACATCATAACCCAACTTAATACGCTCATCAGTTAACTGATGTTCACATTGTTTACATTTCTGGCACATCTCTGTCCAAATCTATTTCGGTTTCAAAGCCTGTAGTTTGTAGACTATCTAAGTAACTGACATCCTCATCATTGTAACCATAAGAGTCATAAGGAGGACCTGGCAATTCAGGTTCGTCAGGGTCTATGATATCGATAGAATGGTCATAAACTTCGTTATCCATTTCTTCGAAAAAGTCATCCATATCTTTTTGTATTTCCGATAGTGTTGTATTCATTATATATCCTTTATTTTTTACATCTAAAGCTACGAATAAATACGCTAAAAGTCAAGCACTTTTTCCTGTTTTTTTACAATAAATGTGACACCTCAATATGTTCTGCATTGAACTGTTTTTTCTTTATACCACAGCCCTCTACGAATGTCCACTGTTTTCCACCTTTGAAAATTCTTTTATCTATAATTAAATCTATATATCTATCATTACTCACACCTATGCTCATAAGTATTAGTTTCTTCTTAAATCTGTATATAGCTCTACTGTTTGCCACAACTCCACTGAAGTAAGTAACTCCTTCGGATTCTTCACAACCAAAGTCGTTTGATAGAAAATCAGAACCATCCCACCAACCTGTTTTTTCAAACTGAAACATTGGTGGGCCTTGCTTTCTATTATATAAGTAATTACCGGCTAATATACTTTGTCTTCTATGCACCCATCTACGATAAGATGAGTTACAATTCTTAATAGTGGCTTTCCAAAACTTCTGTGGTTCTCTGGCTTTCCAATAAGCCAATGCCCATACTAATTGTCCATAGGATAAAGCGTGTCCTCTGCAGTAACTATACTTCGGTGAGTGTCTTAGTTCAGTAATAATATTTGATTGGTCAGCGTCTTTCTTTTTACCTTGCAATCTATTGAGAAACTCATCCATCACATCAGGTTGTTGTTTGCTCCAACCTCTACGGTATCTATCGGCAAAATCCATAGAACATCCTAAACTATCAGAGATATATTCTATGGCATCTTCATCAGTTATTATCTGTCTCTTACCCTTACCACCACTACGGAAGTAAGCTGCTTTCCTACCACCATCGGCAGCGGCTGGTCTTATCAAAGCCAGAGCCAACGCCACATCATACACATTCTTTGGTTGCAAAGCCAGTATAGTCTTTCTCATAGTACGGCTTTCACTTTGAGTTAAACCTATGACTTCTCCTCTGCATAGTAATTCAGAAGCTAACTTATCATCCTGCGGATACTCTGCTACAGGTTTGGAACTAAGTTGCCACAATTGAGATAATCCTCTATTACATAGTAAATCTATTTTGATTAAGTTCTGCTCCTCAACATCGTACTTGTCTAATATGATTTGCTTCCTCTGTTCTTTCAACCAAAGTTCATTCGGTACATTGTCGTTAAAAACAATCAACCCACCACAATGTAGAGACCACTGTCGTTGCTTACCCAAAAGAGATTTCGCATAGTGTTGAACGTCTTTACGAACATAAGGGTCGGGAAAGATGTCGGAGAGTTTGTACCTTCGTGGAAGAAACTTACGATAACCAAATTTTCGAATTGCTTCCCTCATAGCAGACTTAGGCTTGTACATAACTTTATTACTTATCCTAGCAACTTTGTTAGGGTGTATCTCGTGGAACTGCTCTATCAAATCATCCCTAATAAAGTGAGGTACATCTAAGTCGATATCGGGTTGGGTATCCCTACACCAGTTCATAAATCTAGTTAATGGAATCTTTTCTCGGATAGGGTCGATATCACTAATTCCTAATTGATAACAGATTAACGAACTAGCCGCTGAACCTCTGAGGACATGCGGTATGTTTTGATTTTTAATCAACTGTAGTAAATCACTTACTCTGTGAAATGTAGAGACAAAACCTTTTTGCTCAATAATCTTATACTCTTTGTCTAATCTTCTGATATACTCCATACCAGTGGGATAAGGGCGTCTGAATCTTTTAATCAATGCCCCTATGGGCTGGGAATACTTTTTATCAACTAAACCTATGTGTAAATCTGAATTACTTATATAACCTTCCATGCAGTAATAAATAGTTTCGGAAGGATGGAATATCAATTATTTTTTCAAAAACTACCTGTTATTGTCTTTCTCGGTGTATCTTTATAATAATTCCAATCTGTATAAATAGAGTGTATGAGATTAGACCTATAGCTTACCAACCTATTGAACTTCATCGGTATCATATAATACTGTTCCCATTGATTGCTATCATAATTCCAAACATCCTCTGAGTTTATAAGAGTTTTATTATCAACCAATACCTTAGTCCACTCATCATAATTTTCAGTGGTTTCGTACTTCTTATCTAAATCTACTCGTCTGATGAATTGAGTTCCTCCGTGTATATGTTGTTCATTCATATAGATGACTGCAGCATACCAGGGGTCGATGTTTCTCTGACTATCTACGTGTGGTATAACTGAATCCACATCTATTGCATCGCCCCTATCATAATACTTATCGAATGACCAAACCAGATGTGATAAGGTTTGTATATTATACTTTTCAAAGTGTTGGGCAAATATCTCACGTGTTAAATCTCTGATTGGAAAGCCCATAGTGCACCTAAGAGCTGGAGTTAGATTTCTTATATCTCGGTTATCCGTATAGTAAAGGTCTTCCATAAACAAAGATATGTCCTGTGGATACCTGAATACATCATCTATTACTACGAGTTGATGCCCACCCTCTCCGATTGAAATAGTATTAAGAGTTCTTTTTTCGTTGAGTTGAAATAGTTCTGGTGGTAAGAACTTCATTTAGGCATCTACTTTAACCATTGTCCATTTATAAGGCCCACCATCTTCATCCAGTTTATTCGTATCTGCACTATAGATATCGCGAGTCTCCTCTATCACTTCTATGGTAATCTTTCTCACATCCTTATACCACATAGGAGAGAGAGCTGATACAACTAAACCAGTAAACATTTGCTTAGGGTCGTGATGCTCATCCTCTTCAGCGGTATCATAAATAATTTCATCCTCTATGGTGTTGGGGTTCCACTGCATAGGCTTATCTGTTTTAATTCTTATCTTCATCTTTGTTCAACTCCTTACTGGCATAATTGGTTAATACATTGGGTAGGAAGGCGTGTATCAATAGAGCCAGAGCTATACGAATAGCCCTAAACATATGAGAGAGGTAACTGATTTGCCCATCCTCTAAGTGTTGGAAGAGATAGATACGCTTTTTATTTTTTATCATTATGATACCCTTTTTATATCAAATCCCATAGGGTTTAAAACCTGCCTGTATATGAAAATCAGTATGAGCGCCTGACATTTTGTCATACTGCTGCCGATTCCCTAGCAATTGCCTCAGGTGGCGTCAATTTGTCAGGCTTCTCCGATAATCATGCCTAAGGCTTCATAGTGAGTTCTATCAGAGTGTACTGCTACCAGTATTGTTTCGATGAACTCTGAGTCATTTTCGAGCACATACTTTGCCTCTCCTAATGACCACATCCTTACCATCTCATCTTCTAGCCTAGCTATTATCTCATATACTTGTTCCATATCCATACCTATAAATAGTGTAGTGTGTTAGCAAAAATCTTTTTATCTTACCGCTCAAAAAATAGACGGTGCCAAAGGGTAGTTAACTCTATCGCCAGGAAAACTATCCTTCCAACAGCACCGCCTACATAACAACAAACAATAAGGTAAATCTTTGAGTTGGTCTGTTTCTGTCTTTTAGTTCGAACACTCAGACATAATACGAGCTATCTTACGAATTACACTTTAAGGGAACTCACCCCACCATAAGCCTACTCTTGCATTTCGAACCTATGGCCAACAAATTCTTTGTCGGTATTTATCTATGAGTTCCGACTTCTCAGCTGCCTCACCATTCTTGACTCTACTGAGGACTTTAGCAGAGCCCCACACTCTTCTTACTCTATCCCGTCTTTACCCAATGTGGTAGGTGGGATTACGAGCTTTCTCTAATTCATCGGTATTATCTCATTTCTCATATATAAAGCTACGAAGAAATCCGCTAAAATACAAGGAAAAAGTCCAGAAATATTGATCTTTTTTTACTTGACATATATGGGATTTATTCAGTATACTCTGGCGCTGCAGAATTAGGATGGCTTACTGAAGGCAGAGTAGACAGCCTTTTGAAATGACTTAACTGACTTCGGTATATCTACGCTCACTCTGTCGAGCTTCAACAGATAGAAACAGTTGTAGCATAACACCCTTAGATTCGCTAAGTCTTTGTTAGTTGGGTCGTCATCCAAATAGTCCAGCATTAGCGGCTTAGACATATCCTGTGGTCTATACTCATCATATCCACAGTTACCACACTCCTCCGCTAAATAACCTTCGCGGTGTAGTCGATGCTGTAATTTCGTGGTACTGTAATTAGGATTCTCACCCGCTAGTATCTTATCCAACTCTATTGGTCTACCCTTAGAGTCTCTCGACACTCCCGCATTACTGGCGGGCTCCCATAAGTCGTATAGCTTAGCATACTTCTTAAAGGTATTATAACTTACGCTAAGTATTTTGGCTGCTCTACGCATAGATGTGGTTTCGTTGATTGCCCAAGCTATTTTACTTTTTGCTAACATAATACTCTCCCAATATGACAGAATGACACAGCTGGTATATCAAGCCGCTGCTATAAAAAAGTCTGACACGATGACACACACGAATTATATTCCTGTATATGTGACACCGTTGTGGTCAATAAGTAGGTAAGGGTGGTAAAAAGTGGTTAGAAGTGGGTTATGTCTTGGTGAGTTGCTTAATCAAATAGTTTAATCCGTCTATTCTACCGTTCAACCGTTTGATTTTCTCTTCTGCTTGTTCTAATCGTTGTTCTAAGTCATCAACTCTATCGCGAGACGATATGTTGGCACCCCATGGCTCAGGGTTCTTGATAACTTTGGTTATGTCATTGATACGCTTCTCCAATTTAGTGTGTCTATCGAGTTCTCTTGGAGCGCTCATCTTATTCAATTCTTTGTAATTGTCTTTCATACAGGTAAGTATAGGGTTGGTGGGAAAACGATTGAAGGGGAGCGGTTTATCTCCCCTTCAGCTTCATCTACTTACTTAAACAAGATAGGTAATTGGTAATCCACAGCGATAGCTTTGCCATTTTGCACAGCCGGTTCAAACTCTATGGCTAAAACCTTATCCAGAATAGTATCATTCAGATATGGATTAAAACTATTTATTATTTCTGGTCTCGTAACCTTTCCTTCTTTATTCACTCTAAACCGAACCAATACACTACCCCTGAGATTCAAATGTCTGTAATTCTCTATATCTTCATAATGTAATTGGAAAGGAGTTTTAGTCTTAGGTGGTTGACTCAAACCCGTTGGTAAGTTTTGGGCCATCAACGAGCCCATTAAGGATAAACACAAAAGTGCTCTCATCTCTTTCTCTCCCTGCCTGCTCACGCAAGTCTTTTCTTTTCTTTAACTATTTTAAGGATGGATAAAGTATGAAGGAATAAACTTTACTCATCTACTATAAATACTTAAAGATTGAAAAATATCTTCAGGTATTTTGTAAAATCTTTTCCTAAACCCGTCTTAGTTGATTTAGCGTATCATCCAATTCCTGATGGCTTAACTTCATATCCATCTCAATGCATAGTGCAAATCTTTTCATCACTCTACGCCAGGCTTTGGATGACCATCCGCTTCTCCCAACAATCAAAAGGGCCTTTTCTCTTAATTTACTTTCCTGTGACTCATTCATAACTCTTTTCCAAGCTATGGATAACCAAACTCCGATGAAGTATCTTCTTAACGGAGAGCCGCTATCCGTTATTTAAGTATTACTATATGGTGAAATCTCGTAAGAGATTTTACCCTTTGACAGAGTGTTAAAAGATTCAAGCGACACGCGTATTCGTCACGCGTCTTCGTTCCACACCCCTAACTGAAAAAGTCGTAGATTTGTTTGAAAAATAACCCTACAAAACCGGCACCAATAGTTGTTCTCCACCTATTGGCATTTTCTCTAAACTGAGTATTTTGTTTGGTTTCAGCCCACAAACCCTTATGTGGATTGAATAGGTTTTCTTTGATGAATTTTAGATTCTCTTCTGTTCTCTGATGAGCAACATCCATCTCAGCTTTTAAATCATCGATGGATTGTGTTATGTTGTCTATCTTATTATGTATTAAATCAAATTCTTTTCTGTCCGCCTGATTCAATTTATTTCTCCTATCATTACATATAAATATAACACAATATTATTTTCCACGTCGTTTTGAACGAGGTTTTGGTTTTACTTGGTTATCTAATCTAAATATTTCGTCTTTAAGTGATTCTCTGACAAATTTTAAGTGATGAATCTCAGCCTCTAAGTCTGCTTGTTTACCACTGTTCAATATTCCACTTACTACTATACCAGCTATTGCTCCAATAACTATTCCCATCCATACCCAGCCTATTGTTGTTATAATCATTTTACTCTCCTAAGATTTTTCATATCTATTTTTGTTTTCTTCTTATGACACTCACGACATAAGGTTTGTAAATTCTTTTCATCCCAATACGACCAATCAACCTCATGCGGTTGTTTGTGCTTTTGTTCATATAGTGGTTTGATGTGGTCTATTTGAAATCTTGGGTCGTATTCACCACATTCAGCACACTCACAGTAATCTCTTTGCCTGATATACTTTCTAATGTGTTTGGAATTATAATACATTAGAAACTCTTCACTACAATCGGGATGCCAACTGGCACGCATATTTCTCTCACCCCTTTCGTTATTTATAATACCATCACACCATCTACACACGCCCTTTTCTTTCACATCATAGTATGAGTCAGGCTTAGGTGGAAATCTGAAGTTATTTTCGAAAGTCTGTTCATCAAACTTTCTTGTCTTAATTCCTAATGTTCTTCTTATTCTTGGCATTAAACAGTGTTATTCTTCTTCTAAAATCTCCGCATTTTGATGTACATATATCACACTACCGCTTTCTTCTGACGGTGTTGGATTATTTTCATAATCCAATTTCATTTGGATAGCCTCAGCTTCTATCTCTAATGCGAGTTGTTCTAACTCTTTCTGTTGTTCTTTTGTTAAATCTTTCATGGTTTATCTATATCTAACCAACCCTCATCATCTTTCCACCACTCATATTGCTTTCCTTCACGATTAGCTAAATCCTTTTGTGTGTTATAGTATTGTTCGCTCATTACCTTCCATAACTTATCAAACTCTTTTTCTTCCATTTGTTTGACACCCATAAAATATGTTTTAGCACCAGAGATACCAACACCACTTCCTATCTCACATTTACCAACTATCTCATCTGCTTTATTAACTAATAGCCATTTCATCTATCCTCTCCTAATCAAATATTATATTAAAACTCCCATATGTATCTTCATATCTCCAATTGTCATAGTAAGTAAAATATATTGTGGCAGTATCCCCAATCATAGTTTTCACAGGTGCTAACATAGTATTTACATATCCATCGAAATCACTGTAAGAAGCACCGTTCACTATAGGAACTTCGAATCCATTGAACCAAGTAACATAAGTGGTGTCGTATCCAATATACAGTAATTCATCTGATGTGTTCTGTATAGCATAACCAAGCGTATCACCAACAAACCACATCAAATCACTACTCCAACCAAATTTTATTACATTAACTCCATCATTATTACGAAGAACTCTTCCCTCTATGCGATGTAAAGTTTGCCACCTATTTCTGTCAATGGTTAATCTGTAGTAACCATTTTCGTCTTGTGGTAACTTAGTGTTAAGTTTAAAGACAATTTCTTCTATCTGATGATTGTCCTCACATCCTATGAATAAACTAGATACGCTTAGGGTTATTACTCCAAGTATTCTTCTTATCACGTTTGACATTTTTTATCTCTTCCTTTTTATATGATTTTTTTTGTTTCTTTGGTTTCTTTTTTCTACTAATTCTATCAGCAAAAGCCTGTTCTTCAAGCTCTTCATAGTAATCGTAATTAGCCATTTTTCTACTCCTAAAGCTACGAATAATTTTGTTAATTGTCAAGCATTATTTTAAACTTTTTTATTGTATCTAAGAACTCTGTGATACTATACTTAGAACCCCTTTCATCAACTATCTTCACATCACCAAGTGCCTCAGGTTCTTTTTGTATCATGTTGTTTAATGCTATAAATCCATTACCGGTATAAAACTTACCAAAGGATTCCTCACCCAAAATGTTCTCATCCCATAAGTCTTCGTTGTCATTTAATAATATATAGTAGGTCATTTATCTAAAACATAATTTTCTTTTATAAAGTCTAATACATCTAAACTTGGATTCCACCCCAACAATTCATTGGCATTTTCATCCTCACACAAAGTTTCTCTCATTTCACCCTGCTTTCCATCTATATGTATTGTTGGATAGTTTTCACCAAAGGCTTCAGCTATTTCATTTACTGAATAGTTTTTACCTCTACCTAACTCAAACAACTCTCCGCTAACCTCATGTATTGACTCTCCACACCTGATTAATCCATCTACAATATCATCCACGTGTGTAAAATCTCTCCTCTGTTCTCCATCATCTGTAATAGTTAATGGTCTACCCTCTTTATAAAGAGTCTGAAATATACCTATCAGAGTGCAATACTCACCCTCTGTAAGTTGATGTGGTCCGTACACATTATAAAATCTACATATAGCTGTTGGTAAATCATATACTTTATTGTACAATTCTACTAACTGCTCACTAAGAGACTTACTTAAAGTATATGGATTAGCAAACTTATCCCCATTAGATGATGATGAGCCTGCAAATACAATAGGACAACCAATACCTCTAGCCCACTCTAATACATTTAGTGTTGCTGTAACATTTGCGTGGTGTGTATACACAGGATGTTTAAATGAAGGTTGTATTCTAGCGATTGCCGCTAAATGAAATATCAAATCAGGTTTTGATATAAAGAAGTCGTAGTTTACAGTTTCAGTCAAATCTACATCAAAGTATTGAACACCCTTTTGTTCTATCTCATTTTCTTTCAAACCAGTAGAGTAATTATCTAATGAAACGACTTTGTGTCCTTCACTTAACAATCTTTTGATTAAATTAGTACCTACAAATCCTGCACCGCCTGTTACTAAGACTCGCATACAATCAAATCCTTTTCATATGTTTTTAATGATTTAATATAAAATTTAAATATACTGTACTCCATCTCACCTATCTCCCCACTGTCTTGTAACATCTGTGATAGATTCACAATTACTTGAAAGTTTTGTGGTGTAAGTTTTTGACAATCAAACTCAATACAAATATCGTGCAACTCTGATATCTTACTGTTTCCATACAATTTTATTCTTTCACCCAAGTTAAAATCTGTGTTTGGCTGTTCTTTTTTAACATACTCATTTATACATTCCGAATCACTTAAATCTAAGTATATTTTGTTACACCAAGGTTCTAATTCTGCTAACACATGAGAATCACAGTTGTAAGCGACAAATGCCACATCATACTTTGGTGGTACAATTGGTTTAAGATATTCATCATGATTAACCATATGGCCCCACTTACGGATGAAGTTACGAGTAGACCTAAGATTTTGCGCTAACCATTCTGATGATTCTCTACCTTTCATAAACACCTGTCCAGCGGGATTTCTCAAAGCACCATCTTTGAATCTACTACCTCTACAAGTCATATGGTATACAAACCCTTGCCAAGTCTGTATCGTTTCGTATCCGGCCAATACAAACCTATTGAATATATCAGAGTCCTCTTTTGATTGTGGAGCATATAAAGGATCATGTCCACCTATTGCAAGAAAGTCATCTTTGTATATAGCCCAAGGTGCAAAGATACCATTTGTGGTATCATGCTCATCATCTTTATTTTCATCTAAATATTGATTAATCCAACTCAGTAGTTTATCTTCTTCAAATTCTTCTGGTTCTATACCACAATCCATTAATATCTTCTCAGGACCATCAGGATGAAGTGGTGGTTCTATACGAGTAGCAGATACAACCTTACCTCGCTCTAAATGTTTAAGTATCTCTGTATCTAAATTAGGACAAGCGTACATATCTGCGTGATATATCATAACAATATCGTTTGTTGCCATATCTACTAATGTATCATATAAAATGGTGTGTCCAAGTCTCGTAGGTCCTTCATTCCTATGTATCTTTACATTCTCATCCTTTTCAGCAATCTCCTGCATCCACTCCCAAGTTCCGTCATCAGAGAAATCATCAGCCCAACATATTTCGTGGTCAGGTGAGAGATTTTTACGGATACTCTCATAAGACCACTGTAGGTATTTAAGATTATTTCTACTTGGTTGGATAAAACTTATAACTTTATTCATCGATTAACCCCTCGAATATCATTTCTAAATAACTTCTACATCTCTTTTCATTATACATTGATTTTTTATAATTCTCTCTACACATAGAACTACACTCCTCATAAAAATCATCATCTTTTAATTTATCGGCAAGCTCAATTGCACCACATAAATCACCATCGTCTACGGACAACAATGGATGTAAATCTTCTTGCGTATCTAATCCTTTATATCCAATACAAGGTATCCCATGAAATGCACAATTCAATGTGAATGTTCCAGCTGCGTGTGTTGGCATCATATGAACGCCTACATAGTATTGACTCAAAGTATTAATCCATTCTACCCAAGTCATATAGGGCAAGTGTTGTATATCCATCTCATCTTCTCTATCTATCTTTCTACCCATTGATGGTGCTGATATAGGCATTTCAAATTCTCTAGCAACAATCATCGAATCGAATCCACCATACCATCTAACCATATTACCGCCAATCATAACTTTTTTCTCTCTGTAGGAAGATGGACTTGGTAAGTCACCATATTTATCTATCAAATTATCTCTTTTCGATGTTATATTTAATTTTTCAGCTAACATTAGTGTTGGCATTTTTACAACAGATTTATTTGTGATACCTTTGTAGTAATTTACATCCTTCCAATTGTGGGCGAACAACATATCAAACTCTGTAAGGGAGTTGTACCACCAAATCTGTTGTTCCATACTGTAATCTTGAAAATACCAATGAGGGCCTTCCTGCATTGATATAGTTTTTTTACACAACTTCTTCAAATCACCAACCATATCAAACTTTAGTAACTGCTCTATGTTTGTTTTAGGTAAAGTTACTATACCAATGTCGAAATGATTCTCACCAAAATGTTGTAGTACCTGTGGTAATTGAAAGATAGGATAATGTTCAGCCCCTATCAACCATTTAGTAGAAACATCATTTCTCATATTTGGATTATCTAAGGAAACCGTACCTTGCCATCCACCCTCTGTGAACCAAGCTATTTTAAGATCTAATAACCCCATACTAATTTTTCTATCTCCTCAGTTGTCATTTTTTCTGCACTAGCAGAGTTGTAAGGTTCACTCAATTTGTTCTCCTCTTCATTTTTTTCTGTTCTGATATGGATGTCATCTCCATAAATAAAAGTGCGAGATATTTCTCTTTCCGATATCAAATCCTCATCTGTTTTCTCGCCTGGTCTTTTACCAACTATTTCTATGTCATCAGAAATAACTTTAGCTAAATCAAACATATTCACACATTTCATCTTATAGGACTTTACAAATCCACCACCACTTTCTTTAGTAAAATCAATTGTTCTGTTTATTAGACTAGCAGCATCCTCTTTTGTGAATATCAATCTATTCATATTTGGGTCTGTAAGTTTAAGTGGATTACCCTCTTTTTTTAACTTCAACCAAAATGGTAGTACCGAACCAGCACTGTGTGCCACATTAGCAAATCTGGTAAGTGAAAATCTGTTGTCATCTGTATTGGTATTCATAAACACTCTTTCCATTAAATACTTCGAAGCACCGTATACGCTTTCTGATAAACAGGCTTTGTCTGTACTAATACCAATTGTAATTGGAATGTCATTTATTATGCTAGCTTCTACGACATTCAAACTACCCATCACATTTACATTACATCCAGCTATTGGATTTAGTTCCATCAAATCAATATGTTTCATAGCGGCTGAATGAACCACCACATCTGGCTTTACCTCTTTGAACACTCTGAGTAATAAAGATTTATCTTCTATATTACCAACATAACATTTAACATTTGGATAATCTCTTTTTAGGTTAGCTATATTCTCTTCATTTCTGCTGATACTGATATATTCATTATCGTTTTGTGCGATAAGAGCCTTACCTACAGTACCTGTTCCACCTGTTATTAATACTTTCACATCAACTCCTAAATGCCATTTCGTTATTGTAATCTACTTTCATTCTTGGATAGAACTTTTTCTCTATGTATCTAAATATATCTTGGTCTTGTGAACCTTTTGGGTAATCATCAGGTTGACTACCTAAGTAATCTCTATATTCATCCATAGTTACACCATGTGGTACAGCATATTTCATTCCTTCTTCTATCATTTCTTTAACAAAAGAAGTTCTTCCGATATAAACACCGCTGTTCAAATATCTATCCTTTTTATTGATGGTATCCACCCATTCTTTTACTTCTGGCATACAATTATATCCATCTGTGGAATTAGTGGACATAAATAAAGCATCACAATCAAAAGATTCGAACATATCTATTACTCTCTGTGGTTTATCTCTCCATATAACATCAATGGCATCTAAACACATAAAGTATTCTGTTGTGCATTCACCTGAATTAAAATAGTTATGTAGCATCTCAAACTTAAATGTATTTCTCCAAGGTAATCTATCATCTCTGAGGACAACTAAATCCAAACCTAAGTATCTCATATTACTCTCTAAAATCGACTCTTCTTCATAGCCTGACAAATGTGGTATTATTCTATCTTCTAACGTACCCTCATTTCGACAAGTCACAATCGTTAGATTTTCAGGCATATCGAATTGTTTTAATTGATTGTTTACCAAATTTTGGAATTCTTTCTTAACTATGTGTCGGTCATGCACAAGTGGTTGATTCATAACCACCCCATTTTTTCTAATACAGATTCTAAGTTTCTCAAATACTGATTACCATCGGCTCTGTGATTTTTGATAAATCCTCTTTCACCCTCTACACAATATTTACTAACTCTTTTAGTATTAGATAACCATCTTGTATTTTCAACTAAATTTGAATCGTACAAAAAGTTTCTAAAAGTACCAGCGTGCGTATTCCAAGCTGAAATACCATTATGTCCTACGCTATCTGTTTTTCCAACTCTATTTACTACCCCCTCTCCACCAGACTGATACATATCGAATTTGTTATTAGGTAACATATCTATTAATTCTTTTTTGTAGAAACTAAAAGAACCTCTTGGTTCGAAAGCCTTTGGTATCTGTTCTGTATATCCATTATCTAAAAACAACCAATTATCTAATTTTACAACCTCTGTTGGAAATTGATGTGCACTATATCTTTCTTCAACGATAGGTTTATGTACATCTACTCCACTGACAATATCTACAAATAGCTGATTCGATAATATCAGATTGTCATCATGCGTAACCAAAACAAAGTCATACTCTGTGTAGTCATAATGCTCTGACCATTGATTGAAACACTCCATATCACCAACAGTGTTATCTTCAATCATAAAGTTCCAACCTAAGTCTTCTATTTGTTTAGTTGTTATAGGATACTCATACAACATTTTGTCTAATTCATCTAAGTAATTGTCGCTCTTTGAATTTCTGGCACTTTCTTTCTCTGATATTGTGTTATCATCCTCTGGCATTCTGTGGGCAACACAATAGTAATCAATCTTCCAACCTTTTGGAACCTCTTGTTTTATCATTTCCTCATAAAAGTGAGAACTAAAATGCCAGCCTGTGGCAACTACTAATATTTTCCTCATGAAAAATCCAAATTATACATATCGGAATTGTAAATAGCGGAAGCAGAATATTTAACATTTCCAGTTAGTATTTTATATCCAATTTTCTCTTTGATATCATACATACCACCACCATTATGTCCGTGTGAATCCCTTTCTTTAGAACCACCTTCAAAAAACACAACAGAACCATTTTCTATCTGTTCTTTTACTCCATCATAGAGTGTAAGTAATTTTTCAGATGTATTATTAATGTCGAAATACATAAAGTCAAACTCTGTTGGGTTTTTTATCCAATCAAAGAAATCAAGTTTTTCCAATGTTATATATCTGGAAACACCCCAAGCATCATATTCTATCTGAGTAAGAGTTTTTTTACCCCAATACTTATCATCCCAAATATCATAAGAGTTTATGTATCCATCTATATCATTTTCATCTAAAGCCTTAGCCATAGTTACTGTGGTGTATCCTGCGCCAGGACCAAACTCTATTATCTTCTTAGGTTTTAGGGTGACTATAAAATCATATAAGATAGGCATCCATTCATACTTACCATGTGTAGGTATATTCATTACAAATTCTCCTTTACTTTATCTATAATGTATTCAGTTTCTAAAAAGGATAAGGTTTCATTCATTGGAAGACTAACAGTTCTTTTTTCTAACTTCTCTGATTTGGGGCAATCAGGTTGATTTCCATCATTGTATATTGGATTTAAATGTAACGCAGGATAATGAATACCACATATTATTCCAGCATTTTTCATACTCTGAATGAACTTTTCATTATTTAAAACCTCTATTGTGTACAAGTGTTTACTTTTATTTTCGTAACCAAGCTCTCTATTATATATATCAACCAAATTTCCCAACACCTTCATTTTTTTATCTAAATGTTCAAAATTTCTCATCAAAACCTCAGCTTGTATTGAATTCATGTACATTTTGTAACCTGGAAAAGATATCCCACGCTCCCAATTATTTTGGGCAAAAGTCATTCCATTTAAAACTGCTTCTTTGAACCACTTATAAGCTTTATAATCATCTGTAACAATAGTTCCACCATCTATCCCACCTAAAGGTTTAGTCGGATAATGACTAAATATCATTATATCATTTGGGTTACACTCTTTTCTAAATTGATTCTTTTCTAGTTTTTGAGCAGAGTCAACCAATTTGTATGTTCTAAACTTATGTAAAATATATGAATCACCAATCCACTTAACATTATCTGTAAACTTAACTTTGTTATGACTTGTAATAATAGCGTTAGCAACTACAGGCGGAATCATACTTGGTACTTTAACTGTGCGTGGTTTCAGAAAGTAATCCATAGTAAATGTTAAGAAAATAGCATTTGTCGCACTATTAACAGCACAAGCATATTTAGCACCTACATATTTTGCAATTTTTTTCTCAAATTTCAAAACCACATCATCATGTAGTATGTGGGAAAACTTGGAAGTATCTATTATGTGATTGTTTAGATTAAATAATTGAATCATCGATAACCTTTTTCATTTTTGTTACATCAAGCGAACAATCAGTTGCCATATTAACATCTGATATATCTCTTAAATAAATAGGTTCTATGTTAGGATTTTCTTCTTTTACAAAGTCATAGACAGATTTCGACTCACCACCAACATTAATTATACCATTTTCACCCAATAACTTTAGAGTAATCTTAGCAGCATCCTCAATCCACATCAAACTCTTTTTCATATCTTTAATAGCTTTCGGATGTGGAAATGGTTTTCTGTTCATAGCCATTCTTAATATCAAATGGTTGTCATACATTTGAACTGCACACTCACCACCTAATTTAGACCATCCATACTTTGTAAATGGTTTCATAGCATCAGTTTCTTTATAGTTTCCATCCTTACCTTCATAAACATAATCAGTAGATATATAAATTATTTTCTTATTATATCTTTCACACATTAATACCACATTAGAAGTTCCAATTATGTTTGTTTGTATACTTAACGATGGATTATCTTCGTGTATAACCATAGGTCTTGTAATAGCACCAGCATGTATTACATAATCAAAGTCATTTTGAGATTGATAAAAGTACCTATCTAGTTTCCAATAGTCTCTTATATCGGCTTGTTTTTTTGTTGGTGTTAAAAATGAGTGTTCGTATTTTCCATACTCAACCAAATGTTTACAAAACTCCCCATCACCTCCTGTAACTAATATTCTCAATCAAACTCCAAATTATTGTTAAACTTAGCTTTAATTTGTTCACCTTCTTTGTCCTTAGACCAGAACATAACTCCTAATGTTTTTCTATCCATACCCTTCGTAATCTCAGGTAATCCATGCCAAGAGTTTTCAGAACATTTAAATATATTTAATTGATTGAATTTGTAAGGTATAGTTCCATGCTCATCTCCATTATGTATCTTTAAATCGAAAGATGAATCATATTCTTCTGATAAACAAAGTATAGCACTAAATTCTCTTTTCCAATCTCTGTGTAATCCATGATGACTAGCATCAACATGCATACCCAAATAACCACCTTCTCCATTTTTGTTGGGTGTAACCATCATACCACCACCATAATGAGACATATCAGGAAAACACTTAGTATCGAATCCCATTAGTAAATCAGGATTACAATGTGTTGCTATGTAGTCTAATAAAAGTAAGGCAGGTGCTGGAACATTATCACGTCCCAATTTAGAGCAATATTGAATTTGTCCAGCATCATCTCCACCATACTTTACCCAATCTTCAACCTCATCAAAACTCTCAGCGGCTGCCCTTACCAATGGTTCTGACGGATGAAAGTTTTCTATTGTCATAGCTGGATATGGTTTTTCAATTTTAGTTTTCATTCTTTAACCTTTTAAATTCATCATAGTCTTCAATGTAATCACTAGTATCATAATTTGTATTTGATAAAACTAACAATACTGAACTTTCATTGTGATATACCTGTTCATCCCAAATCATCTCTGGAATGTATAATGCTTTGTTTGGTTCGTTCAAAATGTAGTTTCTTCTTTTCTTACCATCGTCACATATAACAGTCACCCCACCATTTACGGCAATTAAAATCTGCTTAGTTTTATGATGACTGTGCTTTCCTCTATCATTTTGGTCGTGCACATCGTATACATAAAACATTCTTTTAACTTCAAATGGTATGTCCTTATCTAATTCAATTGGTGTCAACTTACCATCTGGTTCTGTAAATGTTTTTAATGTAAATTTTTTTACATCATCCAATGTTGTCATTTATTTTCTGTTCCCCATTCTTCTCCAAAATGCCCAACAGCCACTCTGAACTCATCTTTTGGATTATACTTCTCTGTCAAATAGTATAGTAAAATAGAATTTGGTTCTAATGCTTTATATCCGTGATAGACACCTGGTTTCATTTCTATTACTCTTGGATTCTTATCTGATAGATAAACAAACTCACAACCATCTTCCTCTGTAGCCATTCCAACTTTGAATGAACCTTTTAGACAAGTCCAATAATCAGATTGTATATCATGTTTATGCCAAGCCACAATATGTTCCGTACTGTTAACATAAGATACATTTATCTGTCCATCAATAACTTCAAAGACATCTAATAACCTCTGTGCTCTATCGTCTTCATTATAATACATATCAATCTCCTTTACGAAAATGTCATTATTTTTGGAACATGAGTTATAAATTGTCCACCACTTTCTACGAACTCTCTCTCCGCATTAGCTATTAAACTTTTAAAGTTCCAAGCACCCAAAAAAGCGTAGTCGTAATCCAAAAGGTTTACTGAATCACGACTTACAACAGGTATAGAAGAGCCTGGTGCGATAGTTCCTTGTTTATCAGGCGTTGTATCAGTAATACATTCAATCAAATCGGGACCAATTTCACAGTAATTAAATACGGTTGTAGATTTCGATGTGGCACCAATACTTACAACTCTCTTTCCATTAAATTTCAAGCCTCTTAGTAACTCAATTAACTCTCTTTTTGATTCCTCAACTCTTTCAGCAAACTCCACATAAGTAGAGAATTCATTGATACCAAAAAGTTTTTCGTTGAGTATATTATCACTCACGCTTTGCTTTATGGTATTATCTGATGGAATATCTGGTTTCTTAGCATATATTCTGTTTGAACCGCCATGCACTGATAGATTATCTACATCAAAAATAATCAAACCATTTTTTCTCAGAATATTATCTAATGCTGTGACTGAGAATACATGCGCGTGTTCATCATATATTTGGTCATATGAACCTCTCTCTAACATTCTGAGTAAAGATGGGTCTTCGAATACAAACACCCCTTTATCACTTAACAATTCAGAAACTGCGCTGAAACAATCATCTAAATCTTGAATGTGGCAAATACAATTAGCAGAGTAAATTAAATCCATTTCCCCAACTGATTCTTTAATTTTGTTAGCTAAGTCAGTTGTCCAAAATTCTGTCCAAGTTCTGTATCCCATTTCTCCTGTCATTTCTGCAAAGTTATCACAAGGTTCAACACAAAAGGCATCTTCTTTTTTAAAGTTCGATATGAAAGGCCCGTCATTTGAACCAATCTCTAACACACTTTTTGGTTTGAATTCAGATGCTAACATTTCGGCAGTGCTTTTGAAATGATTAACCATAGGTGTAGATAAAGATGTGTTGTATTTGTAATCCTCATTGAACATCATTTCTGGCTTTACGAAGTCTTTCATAGACACAAGTTTCGTTTCTTCATCAAAAACTACTTTCAAATCGTAAAAAAACTCTGACTCTTTCTCATCACTTCTAAAATTATTTGCTATAGGTTGTTTGCCCAAATTTAAAAACTCTTTCTTCATTTTAACTCCTTGTTTAAAAATAGTAAATCTTTCTGAGATATTTCATCACCTTCATAGTGCTCACCTACGCTCATAGCCTCTTCAAAACCAATACTATTCATATATTTGATAACTTCATCACTTGTTGGCGCACCTAAATTATATTCCATATACGCTACTTCTAATATTACAGCAGTTGTTCTGCTAACCAAATTTTCACCACCTTTTAAAATATCTAACTCAGAACCCTGAGTGTCCATCTTAATCAATTCAAATACTTTTTCATCACTAAATATATCATCTAATCTTTGTAAGGTTACAGTTTCTTCTTGAACAAGCTGTGGTATATCCCAATAATTAGCTTCTTTATAGTATGAATTACCCTCTGTATGTGGTTTGTCACTTCGAGTGTAGAAAGTAACCTCTCTTTCTACATCACCTAAAGCAGCTATCATATATTCATCGTTACTATTAGATGTCAGGTTTAGTAATGTGCTTTCGTGTATTTGATTAGCTTCTATCATAAAAACATTACAGTAAGGCCAAACTGATTTAGCCCATTTACAGAACTGTCCGGTGTGTGCACCAATATCTAAAACATCTTTTGGCATTAATTGGATATCTCTTAATCTCATACCCTCACCATCTCTATACATTATTCAACTCCTCTAAGATTTCAACATCATCACAGACTCTTTTTATCTGTGTATAGTATTGTCCACTATTTTCTTTGCCAGGCACACCCCAAGGTTTGTGTATTCCAAATGGAGCGTTGTCATCTAACGGATACATATAACTACTGTCTATAGAAAAACTTAAAACCTCTTTTACCTTTGGTCTATCAGTAACGCAAGCAGAAACAAAATAGTCTTCACAAGGATTACCCCCATTAGCTAAATATGATTCTAACTTATTTTCTATTATATCTAACATAAATTCTTTCTTTCTAAACGACACCCCGCCATTCATAACTCTGTCATATGTTTGTTCCAAAGATGATATATCAAATGGAAACCCCCACCAGCCACCAATGTAGTTATGGTGCATGTAATCATCTATTTTGTATTTCGAATTAGTACATAACATTGTATCACACTCAAAGTACAAAACATTATCTGCTACAACTTGGTTCCAAAATTTGCTGGTTAACATTATATCTAAACTTGACTCATCTGCTGTGATTGATTTTATGTTGAGATTAGTAAAGGTAGTTTTTTCAAAATATTTTTCATTTGAGATAAATTCATTTATGTATTCAAAATTATCAGTGCCATAAAATATTTGTAGTTGCCAATCATCTGGCAAAACTGACATTACATTATTTATTACGAATGGTAGAGCTTTATGTTTTCTAGTCTCTACTATTATCGCTACTTTCTCCATAACTTACTTACCAATATACCGTAATCTCTGAAATACAAATGGTCTATATTAGTTCTTAGAAAACAATCTAATCCATGCTCTGGCGTTTCAACTATTGGTTCTCTATCATTGAAGCTGGTATTTAATACTATGGGAACACCAGTCTTTTTCCTAAACTTATCGATAAAATTATAGTACCATTCATTATCTTCTTTTTTCACAGTCTGAAGTCTAGCAGTATAATCATGATGTAAAACCGCTGGAACTTTTTCACCCATTCCCTCTTTGAACTTAAGCGCAATGCTCATATATGGACTGTCAACATCATGTACAAACCAATCTTTGACATAATCTCTGAGTATTGATGGTGCGAATGGTCGAAACCACTGTCTATGTTTTACCTTTTCATTTACTATATCTTTGTTTTCTTCTGACCTCGGGTCTGCTAAAATACTTCTATTACCTAACGCTCTCCTACCTGACTCAGAGCCACCACCGAAAACTGAAATGATTTTCTTTTGAGTCATTAACTCAATCACATAATCATCGTCACAACCGATAGTTTCAATTTCATCTGCTCTATCTAATATGGCAGATTCAACCTGTTCTTCGCTGTAAGTATATCCCAAATAAGGACTCCAATTCTTTGGATTGTCATATACTCTTGGTTTATCTAAGATTTGATGCCAGACATATCGAGAAGAACCTAATGATAATCCCGCATCATATGGTATTGGGTCACAGAATATGTTGATACCAGGAAACCAATCAAACATCTTACCAACTGAAACACAATTCAAACTGACACCACCTGATAAACACAAATTCTTTGGTTTATACTTTTCGATGTAAGGAGTTAAATATGCTTTCATAATCTCCTCAGTTTCAGCCTGTAGTGCAGCAGCTACGTGAAAACCTTCTCTTTCGTCTCTTCTAGTCTCTTTTGCCAAAAGTCCGTGATTTTTTGGTGTTACATAGCCATCTTTCATATTTTTGAAATGTCCTCGATATTTCTCAGGATCTCCAAGTGCAGCCATACCCATAACTGTGCCTGCTTGGTCGCCTCTTGGGTCTCCCCAAGTACCAAGTCCAAATATTTCTCTCGTAACATTAGCCCAATAGAACCCTATATTTATCTTTGTATTAGGTATCATTTTCAGTGGTTCAATTTTATTATCCTTCCCCAACCAAAAAGTTGTACAGGTATTTACTGCACTTTTACTAGTGTCTATCTCATCTTTATGGTGTAAGGAACCATCTTGATTGTCTACACCACCACCATCAATAGTCATTATTAGTGCTTCTTTGAAGTTACTACTGAAGAAAGCATTTGCTGCATGTGCTTGATGGTGTCCTGTAACATATAATCTACCACCATTCTTCTTTACTACTTCTTCACACATCTCAAGGTCATCCATATATTTATTATCTCTAGGCCCGCCTGTTCTGTGTGTAGTCATAGAATCTATGTTGTTGACATCTTCATCATTATCTATAAAGAATTTTATCGAATTAGCAACGCAATTTTTTATTCTGTTAAATCTTTCTATTTCATTATGTACCTTTGGAACACCATCTTCTAAAACTGAGTATGAAGCATCGTGTGCACTGTGAAAACCTACTATTTTCATTTTAAAACCTCCTGTAAAGTCTTTCTATCTATAAATATATCACATTCTTGAATCTTGTCATATTTTAATGCTTCATCAATTATCAAATCAATATCTACTGCGAAGAAAAAAACCTCTTTTGTTATATCACTCACATCCACTCCCATAAATTTTGAAATCTTTGGTAAAAAGTATCCCAAAGCTCTACCGTGGGATACTCCGTAAATGCCTGTCATTGGGTAAGATAAAGAATGTAGTAAGTTAGTGCCTGTTATCTCTATAGCCTTTCCACCTAACCTACCAGCTCTTATTAAATCTACCACACTACCCTTTTTTCTAAGAATATCAAGTCCTTCAATGCAATATTTTTTACTAACCTTTGTTTTGTTTTTCGAAAACATACTGTCCAAAAAATGACTAACAACATCACAGGTTGTATCTTCTATAACCCTTTCTGGCAGATTCAAAAACTCTGAATTAATTATAACCTCTTTTGGTTTCTGTCTTTTTAAACTTTTTTTATCAGTTCCATCCCAATATACAGACCAAGAGGTTTCTGTAGCACCTGATGCTGTAGTGGGATAACAAACTATAGGTTTACTACTTAATATTTTTGCAGTATCAACAACTGCACCACCACCAATTGCAGTCACCTTTTCATAAGAACCTACCTCTGATAATATACTGACATCAGGCGCTCCTTTAACCACTCTAACTTCATCAAAATCGCTAAGAAAATCTTTTGTAGATTCTGAACATACTAAAAGTTTACTCAAAATAACTCCTTAATTTGTTTGGTATTTTTTTGACAATCCAACTTAACTCTACCTGTTTTGCCATCGTTAGTAATTTTGAATATCTTAGTAATTCCCAATAGATTCGTACCTAATGATACACACTCAAATCCACCAACGGATTCATGACACTCATTGTCTAAGACATATACAAACAGATTTTTCAAATCCCGTTCAACTATAGTGTGTGTTATACCTAAGTGCATTAGAAGAGCGGCATCACCACTTATAACAACTATGTCTTTATCCGTATTAGCAGCCATACCTAACCCAATACAAGGAGCTAATCCCATACTACCCTGCATATAGAATATGTTTTTGTTTTCAGGAAATATATTGTACATAGCTCGAGAAATGTAACCAGTGCTTGTAATAAATACAGCATCTTCATGATATGATACAATCGTATCTAATACAAATTCTCTACTGTTCATACTATAATAAAATTTTCATATCCGATTAATTCCAACATTTCTTTATCAACCCTACCCATAACCTCATGTTGTGGTAAGGTGTGTCTGTGACCAATAACTAAAAATGGATGTATATTATGTGGTATACACAAACTTGTCAAAGCATTTATACAATTACCAAGACCTGAGTTTTGTAGGTAAACACAACTTTTCGAACCAGCTAATTCTGCACCAACTGCGATACCAATAGCTTGCCCTTCATTAAGAGCTGGTATGTGATTGAAGCCTGAGTTTTCAATTTGTCTTATGAAAAATTTCAGTCTACTATCTGGCACACCAGTGAAAAAATCGTATCCGTCTGGTAAATCTGACATATCAAACATCTGGTATTAACTCCAATATGTCTTTGATTGGTAAGCACTTAGAATCACACTCATAAGACCTTTTGTTTTTTAGAATTGTTTTAGCTGTAGAAACCATAGCTGGGTAAGAACTCCTCAGTAAATGATTAGCATAGATAACAACATCAACACCTGCCTCTATTAATTCCTGTTCTGTTATCTGGTTATAAGTAGTTGGTACAACCACCAAAGGAACTTTTTTGTCAAACTTTCTATACATTATACAGAAAGTAATTACTTCTTTTATATCTCTATCCTTACTGTGAATCATTATACCATCTGCACCATTATCTATGTAAATTCTAGCTCTGTCAAGTGCATCATTGAAACCTTTTCCTAAAATCAAACTCTCTATCCTAGCAATTATCATAAAGTCTTTTGTAACTAAAGATTTTTTACCTTCTGATATTTTTTCTGCAAAATCATCAGCTTCGTCTTGTTTTTGATTTGACGTATCTTCAAATAATGAGTTTCTTTTACTACCTATTTTATCTTCAATAATTACAGCGGACACGCCCATTCTTTCTAAAGTTCTAACTGTGTATTTAAAATGCTCAATCATCCCACCATTGTCTAAATCCACAATCATTGGTTTGGTAGTTACATCAAATATTTCACTAAGAGTTTGACTTACTGTTGTTATATCAACGTATTGATTATCTCTTTTTCCTTTAGATGTGGAATGTGTTAGACTACTCAACCACATAGCATCAAATTCATCGTTTCCTACTTTTGTTTTCTCTACTATCAAACCAGTTAAGCCGTTATGTGTTTCTAAAACTCTAACTATAGGTTTAACTTCTAATAACCTTAACAACATCGTTCTTCTCACATCAGGTGTAGTTCCGATTTCTTTTAAATGATTATTTATTTTTGTAGATGATATACCTTGTGTATAAGGAACATCAACAATTTCACCATCCCACTCCTTCAACTTTTCCGAAACTTTTTGTCGTACTTGCTTTTGAACTCCTTCCAGCCAATCATCACCATGCACAACAAATTTCGGTTTGTACTTCTCCAAGTTAGGAATGTAATCTAATGTTTCTTGTGGAACAACTGTATGAACCCCAACAATACTTTTGACTATTTCATACCTCTGATTATAAGTTAATGTAGGCAATCTTTTGTAACTTGCAATTGCAGAATCAGTTAGTAATCCTACCATAACATTACCATGCTTTTTCGCTTCCCTTATTATATTTAAATGTCCGTGATGTATTATATCAGCACACATCCCAACATAAGAAATCAATTCAGAACCATCTTCTGGCATTATACCATAATACCAGCACCAATGTCGTGAGTGCTTTAAGTGTTTTGATAAATCAGCAGCCACATTTTTTATCTTACTACCAGCTAACACATTCCTACGAACTGTGGTGTTATAACCGACATATTTTTCCTCATTTTTTGGTTTATGATAAGACAACTGAACATATAAATCATCTTCAATTCTTTTTATAGCTGAAACGGTTGTTGAGTTGTCACTATCTTCTTTACTTCTCCCATCCTCACATACATAGATTCTCTCTGTATCAACCTCATCTAAAACATCATTTGGCAACCTTTCGTCTCTTACTCTATTCAGAATTGTATTTTTGAAGTCGCACATATAAATCAAATCTTTCTTAACAGTTTTGTTAGTTATATTATCAGTAACACTACACCAACTCAACCAAGAATCTGGCGGAGACATATGGACATCAATATGATTAGGTAGTCCGTGGTCTGAAAATAACCAAAACAAGGAATTTTCTTCGGTAAAGTCTATTTTTTTAATGATATTCTTATAACTTTCAACCCAACGCTCTCTTTCATTATCAAATTTAGCATCGTGATAATGATTATATTTCAAAAAAATAAAGTGATTCTCATCTTTGGGAAGTTCTTGCATTTTTTCAATAAAATTATACTCATCTCCCCTTTTTTTGTATTGTGGTAAGCCACCAACAACTTTATCTTCGATGTAAGGATATATAATATAATCTCTGTTTATAGAACATATCTCATCCGGCACAAATCTGAAATTTTCATTATCACCTCTTGTAGGACCCATAGAGTGTATGTGTATCTTCCAATCATCAGGCAGCATATTAAATATCATTTTTTTGTCTGCAATTTGCTTTTCAAACTCTCCTTTAGATTTGTAAGTATCCTCATAAGCAATCCCCTTCATTGGATACAACTCAGAGGGTGACAAACCAGAAAACATAGAGGATAGGGTAGTAGCAGTCCAACTGTTAGTTATAAAATCAGAACAGTGTAATCCCTTTGATTTTATAATGTCTTCCATACCGACATTTTTTCTAACCATATCAAACAGTATAGCATATATCTTCATTATAGTTTCCTTATAAAAGCCAACATAGTTGGCCATTTGTAAGTGTAACCTTTAGGATTAGTATAAGAGTCCACTCCTATTTTAGTTCTACACCACTTGACTTGACTCTTAATGTCGGACAGTCTTTCTTTAGATATATAATTAGTTTCGGTTATAGTCTCATCGTTATTTTCCATACTATAAAGTAAATCAGTTGTCAATGTATCACCAGATTTTATAACTTCGTAACCATATAAATGAGACCATTCACCACTACAACTATGTAAATCTTCAATCACATATAACCCACCTGACTTTACTTCATCCCATAAATAATTCAAAGACACCTGCATTTGTTCCATAGTGTGTCCACCATCATCTATTATCATATCAAACTCACCACCATTCTCTGATATGAACCTTTTTAAATCATCGGTATTTGACTGATCTCCTTTAAACATTACAGACCTATCTAAGTAAGGATTACCCTCTTGCAATTTATTAAACTCATCAACACCATACTCAAAAATATCATAACCATAAACAGTAGCATTTTCAAAATACTCTAACCACATTCTATGAGACCTGCCTGTTTCCACACCTATCTCAAGAACTTTACCAATATTATATCTATCTTCCTCTAATATATCGTGATAATGTTTTGTGTAACCCAACTCTAAAGCATCGACATCATATTTTCTAGTTAAATCTTCTAATGTAGCCATTATATTCTCTTTTCCAAATAATGGTCTTGAACATTGGTATGTCCAACATGTAATATAATTTCATTACCACATCCTATGTAACCACTACCAACTCCCCACTGCTGTGGCATTGAATAAGGATGTATACCAGTATTCCAACTAGCTCTACTCATTTGAAGTGGTGCTCTTTTTGGATTTGTCTCCATCAACCTACAGAATTCACTTAACCAAGCCCTACCTCTGTTATCACTCACATCGAAACTACACCACCATAAATCATAGGTTAATAAATTACCTTTACTTTCATCCTCATCTAAATGGTAATCTCCATCGTTACCTCTAGTGTAAATACCATCTACTTTTACCATTTGTCTTTCATTAGTTGGAACACAAACTCCAAATTTCTTTGTTATTGGCAAAATAGTCCTTACATCTGATGATATGAACATAAGGTCTGAATCAACAGATATAGCGACATCAGCAGTTGATTCTAATAAACCTTTAGCTTCGTAGTAATCACAACAATGCCAACCCCATCTATGATTAGCCTTTGTGAAAGGACTCTTATCTATATCAATCAATCTCACTTCAACATCAGGATAATTCTTACCTAACTCTTTGATATCAGTATACAATGTTAACTTGGCTTCTGGAAAGAATTTCTTTACAGAAGAATATGTTGGGTCTAATCTATACTCATCAGTAAAACTATCTGGCTGATTAGCAGTAGACCTCAAACCAAACTCTGAAAATATAAACTCTATATTCATCAACTCCTCTCCTTTACAATCTTAGCTATAGTATTAGTAGTGCTGTAGTCATGATCTCTACTATTGAATACTATATCGATTGGCAAATCATCGCCTGTAAATGGTTTTCCTTTATGGTCTGCTCCTAATATACGAACATTAATAAAGTCTACATTTTTAGATAGATACTCATATAGTGCTGGTTCACCATCGTACAGAAAAGCAGTATCTACATACTTATTTGATTTTACCATCAACAACCTCTCTTCAGGTGTCCATATAGGTTCACTTTTAACTCTACCATCTGGTTGACTAACTTTAGTTTTGTATTCATTAACTGCTACTATTAAATGGTCACAGTATTGTGTACATTCTTTTAACATCATAACATGACCAGGATGCATGATATCGAAGTATCCGCTAGTAAATCCTATCACTTGCATATTTCTGTAAATGTCCTTTTAATCCAATAATTAGCATCTCTATTCATAGGGTTAGGTGGTATAGAATTGAAGTGATATACCCAACCTGCATCTAAATAGTGTAACTCATCAGTCCAATACTCTTTACCAGTCAATACCAATAAATTTTTTCTATACAAATCTTGTAGGTTATAACAACTTGGTAAATATTTTACATCTACTTTTTCTTTGTGTAACATATAATTTACTATGGTTTGGTCAGTACCACATTTCAACTCATCAATAGTCTGAATAATTTTATCGCTGTTCTCTTTGTAGTAAGACTTCATAGCGTCAAAGAATGACTTATGATTACTATTAACAATCTGAAATCCACCGTTAATATAATTCCAAGGATGTATCCTGATACCATCGAATAACTTATCACCAAATCCTCTGATACTCCGCAGTACCCACTCATAACAACCATCAACCCTCACACCACAGTATCTATTGTCTGTTTCATCAAAAAAATTAGGACAATTTGGATGAACTATAGTATCAGCATCTACCATCAGTATTTGATTATATTCGATTTGATTAGCTTCAAGTATATCAAAAAGATAATACCTTTGCCAGGTAATTTTCATATAATCCACAGGATATAATAAATCTTCCCACACTAATAATTCACAGCTATTTTTTTCACACCAATTCTTCCAACTGTTGACAGAGTATAAGTAGGAATCACTCCTACCATTACCTAAATCTATATTTGGAATAAATACTACATTTTTCATTTTTTTCCTACGTGGGGATTTGTATCTCTTTTGAAATATTTGTTGTCTCTTGAGTCACCATCAATGTAATTAAACTTTAAATTATTCTTCCAAGCAACATAGTTAAAACTCAATTGGTCTCTCCTGCTACCATACTTTATTTCTGTCCACCAATCTTCCATAGTTTGTATACAATCTTTTTCATTGTGTCTTCTTAGGATAACCATACCTGTAATCAAACCATTATTTGCAGGATAGCTCAGTATTCTGTATGTCTCTAACTGATTCTGTATAACAAATGGATTGTCTTTATAATTCAACACACCCCTTTCTGGTGTGGCATTCATATTTTTTTCACCTAACTGAAATATAGTTCTAGCTTCTTCATAAGCACAGTTTCTTGAATCCAATCCATTATTATTATGACTAAAAAATGCCACATTAGCGTCACCCAAATACTTATCAATCAACTCATTAAGATTCTTATCATTCACATACATATTACCATCAATAAAAATACTATACTCATAGTCTTTGAGATACCGATGTGGTAGAATCTTAAATCTCTTAGCATTTCTTGTATTATCTTGGTAGATAGGTAGACTATTCTCCTCACTGAAACATTTCCAATCCCAACCTTCAATTTTCTGTGGATTGACATTATCGTATCCACCAAATATAGATGTGTAAATTATACTGTTTGACATATTATCCCCTCATAATCTCGTAGTATTTTATGTGCCGTTTTGGGAATAACGACATCTTTTTTGTGTCCTATATACTTAACAACCTTTATCAATCCAGCCTCTATGAATTCATCAACAGCCTTCATCACACTGTTTGGAAATAATCCATAGTCATCGAAAATAAGTAATGGTTTGTAAAAGTAATTTATAGCATTTTCTATGTCTCTTCTAACATATGGATAATCATGCACACAATCTATAAAAACCACTTGATGATTTTTATCGAAATCCCAAACTGTTCCATAAACATCTTTTACTACAAAATCTATATTTGTTTTATTCTGACTAAATTGTCTAGCAGAGTGTATTCTGGCAGGATCGAAGTCAACGGCAGTAACCTTATTGAAGTAACCACTGAGGACATGAGATGTGTATCCTAAAGAACATCCTATTTCTACTACATTTTTGTCTCTAAAATTATCTCCTAAGAAATCTATCAAGTCTGCTTTAAATTTTAATGTAGTGGTTGTTTTAGATTCAAACTTATCTGGTGAACGCATAAGGTGTTGTCTTTTGTACTCATCATCCATATAAACTTCACCACGAACAAAGTTATGAGCAATTGGAAATTGTCTCTGTACGGTGTAAACATCTGAATACCTAGTCACTATTTGTGTTGTTCCGCATTGATTACCTACGTTATACTTAGCTTTAGACTTTATGTAAAGTTGAACCCTAATAGGCATATGTCTCATATCTAATGCTTTGTCAATATAATCAAACTCTGTCTGTTCAATCGGTTTTTCTGTCCAATAAAAGTGTTTCAATTCTTTATCTATTTTTTCGATTATAAGCTTATCCATAGTATAATCATATCTGTCTGATATTAATAAACAACCAAATTCATTTTCACCAATATATTCTTTTATTATATCATCACCTAATTTCTTTTCTTCATCAGACCAATACATCTCAGGCTGAGAGTCTTCATAGTCTTTTTCATCGAACTGCCAGAACTTTAACATTTGTTCTACAAGAGGAACATTCAAATCATCATTGTCATAAATTCTGTAGTGGTCATGGAATATTTCACCATCATATTCGTCTACAAAATCATCGACAAAAGGATTGTTTTTGAATACAGTTTCGACATTATGAAACTTACTGTTCCAAGGATTTAAATCGGGATGGTATTTAGTAAATAATTTTTCTAAAAGATTAACTGATGGAACATATACTTTACAATCAGGATACTTTTCTTTCAATAATCTTGGCATTGATGATATAATTCCCCAATCACCAATACCATGCGCTGTTCTCATAACCATAAACTCTTTTCTTTCTAAATATTCATCAGGTATAACAAGACCATCAGACTTTTCAAAACCAAGAGTATCTGTTTCCTCAACATCATAAACATTATTATCGACTATTCTCCAAAATATCATAATCCCCTCCGAACATTCATTTCTCTACTAAAATTTTGATTATAAAACATATTCTGTTCTTCCTGCCTTTCTATAGTTTTTGGATGATACAAACTTAACTCCTCATGAGGTGGCAAATGTGAGTAAGTTTTGTAACCTCTAATCACTTCATGTAATGGTCTTTCCCATCTAATTTTCTCATCATTTTTAAATACACGAGCTTGATAGTCGGGGTAATTAACCCATCCCTTTTCTGTAACTTTCCAACCCCACTTTTTAATATGTTCATCTTTCATGCCATCAATTGTATTTACCCTCGGTATCCAAACCAAATCAACATCATTAATAGTTAGTATTTGTTTGAGTTGATTTATTAATATTTCATTTGGATACTCATCCGCATCAATGTGAAAAACATAATCACCTATGGAGTTTTCTATGACTGAATTCTTTTGAGAAGCAAAGTCTTTATTGAGTTCTCTCTGATAAACTTTCATAACTCTAGAGTCATCGTAAAACTTTTTGGAGTATATATCTAGCTCAAATCTTACAGCATCATCTTCACCATCAACACAAACTACAATCTCATCATTGTCATCTATGTTTTTATACAATACATCTAATAGCCTCTTCAGTTCTTCAGCCTCTTTGTGGACTGTGATACCATAACTAATTATCATCTAATAACATCTCTTTATATTTTTCTGGCAATCGTAAATCCTCTAAAAAAACTCCACTACGACTGGCCTTTTCATAAGCAAAACTTCTATACATTCCAAACTTTTTAATAAAAGACCTAAGTCTTTTATATATTTCTTGACTCTTATCTTGAAGTTCAACTCTATATATATTTTTATCTTTATTAACAGATTCCACTACACCTGAATCGGTAAGTATTTCAGTGATTACTCGAGAAGACACTACTGATACATTTGATACTTCTAGCTGAATACCATGCAGTAAGAATTTGCTTTTGGCATTTTTGGACTTATTGGCTAGTTTAGGTTCTAATACTAATATCGTTCTTCTTAATCTTCTACCTTCTTTACTCTTATAGACAAATGAGATAATATCACCACGCTTTACTTTACTCCACGCGTAACCTATTTTCATCAGAGAATAACCTTAGTATCGTCATCAACCATTATTCCCATAGCCTTACAAGCATCTAAAAACTCAAACTGGCCAAATACTTCAGGATTTTCTATGTCCAACCTTTTGTCATGTCCTTCGAATTGTTCACGTTCTTCTTCTGGCACTTCAACGACTTTAGCATAGTTCCAATACCAATCATTTGCTTTACCGTCAGGATATATTATACCTCTTTCACCCATATTAAGAACTGATGGAAACCACACAAGACCTCTCTCCTCATCTACTATTTTTAAATCGTTCATCAGTTGTGTATTATTTTCTGTAGCTTTTTCTAAATGTTCACTGTCAACAGCCATATAGGAATTACTAGTCATTCCACAACTGAAACACATATATGACTCAAATGGTTTTTTCTCTATCTCTGTTTTTTCAACAAAACAAATATTTGAATCTAAATTACAAGGACAATTAGTTTTCTGTTCCATTATTTCACCTTTTTAAGTTTAGGTAATTCCATTTTCTTTGGAGTAGTGCTCGAAACTTTCTTCAACTTAGGAAGTTTTAGCTCAACGGGTTGTGGCATACTCTCAAACTTTGGTAGGTAATTATCTAATATTTTTTCAAATTTATTATTCATACCTTTAAGTGAAAAATTACCTCTGTTCGATATACCTAATCGTTTTGCTGGTAAGGTGTACTGTTTGTAATTCTTAAACACTCGAGTCATCATTTGGGATGCATATTGATAATTTACGGCAAACCACTTAGCACCTTCTTGTAACATTTCTTTTGGTATTGCAGATGAATGTACATCTATTAAAGTACCTGGTAAGAGGATAGCGTTTTTAGAATTCAAAAAATCTCTCTGCCCACTCCAATCAGGTGCAATAATTGGTTTTTCACTCAAAGATGCTTCAAGTAAAGGACGACCAAAACCCTCTCCATGTGTAAAAGTTATGTGTGCCTTAACTTTTGGATGATTATATAGTTCATTTATCTCATCATCTGTCATATCACCATGTAATAAATAAACATTAGGTAAATCTCCTTTTATAGTTTCTTTAATTTCTTTAATTTTTCCAAGTATAGTTCTTCTATCAATAACAGAGAAAGTAGCACCACTTGTTTTCATAAGTAATGCTGGTTTATTTTTCTTATTTTTAAATGTTTCTAAAAATGTTTTCACTAACATACCAGTGTCTTTTCTGTCCTGACCTAAATTTCCTTGTAACCAATGACCCGTATATAAAAACACAAACTTTTCAGGTATGTTTTCCATCTCATCTACAAGTTCTTTTGAAAACTCCTTTGTTTTTTTATAGATGTCTGTATCAGCACCCTCAAACAATACTTCCATAGGTTTATTCATTTTTACAATTCCTACGCTCTGTCCTTTATCATCCACTTGGTCATAGACAACACCAGAAAAAACATCTTTTACAAATTCAGAAACTGCTATGTTTAAATCCATCCTATTCAAACCATCAACCCATTCTGGTTTTGGAGCGGTATTTTCAATACCAGCTGTCACTCCAATATTGTACTTACCTATTGGTGTGAATTCATTTGGAACTGATACTTGAATATGAACATCAGGTTGTCTTGGTAAACTGTTTTCTTTAAGTAATCTGTCAATGATTAACTTATCCTTTGGATTTTGTATGTTTAGAGCATTCATTGGTGTATTACCCCACCTTAAAGAATTAATATGAATGTCAAATCTATCCATAGCTATCAAAGCCCAAATTAAATCTCTAGTGTGTGCTCCGTAACCACTTCTTGTTGCTGGTGGTCCTGTAACTAATAGTAATGGTTTCATTCTATCTCCTATCCTTCAAAAATTGTGTATCGTTTTCTTGGTTCCCACTTTTCAAAAGCAGTATCCATATGGTTAATGAAATTCTGACACATAGCTTTAGCAGACATCATGGCATCATCACCCATTACAAATTCATGCCCTAACATTCCACATCTATCTCTTTCTTCTTTACCCATATCATACCACTCTTTTAGAACATCAGCAAAATCTTCGAATCTTGGTCTATCATCAAAGATATATGGTGTTGGTATTGAACCTTGTAAACTACGATTAGATGGCCAAACAGGTTTACACCACTCACCCCAAGTCAAATCGGAATTGTTTTTCCACTTTTTCTCATCGTGCAGTGAGTGAACCCAACTGTAATCATCGGCAGTAAGTAACTTATCCTTATACCTAAACCCACATTGGTCTTGTAATCCACCTGTAACATTCACTGATACTGGCGTGCCACACATTAGTGCTTCACAAGTCCCTAATCCAAACCCCTCATTGGAAGCCATATTGATTTGTACATCAGCCATATTGTACAGATAATTAAGATGTTTAGGTGCTAATTTCTTATGTGAAAATATTACATCATAATCAGGACAGACAGCCTCAACTACTGCTGGTAAGTCTGTTCCATTAGTATCTTTTGGTTGAGTGTGCATTACCAATGCACATCTTTTTGCTTTATCTTTAGGTAGCATATCGCAAAATGTTTTGTATGCCATTATAACATCACCGGGCAGTTTTCTTCTAATATTTCTATTGTTCCAAAATACTATGAAATCGTAATCTTCTCTTTCTTGAGTCACAGTTCTTTTGAATTGAAGTAAATCACCCCATTCTTTATCAGATTTTTTAATAGGATAAAAGGAATTCTCATCTATGCCATGCGGAACATAAGTATTATTCCATTCATTAGTTGGAACGTCTCTACGAACATTAGTGACTATATTATGAGTTTGCTTTGAGATGTTCATAATTAAATCACAACTTTCATAAAAGGGTTCATTCCACATAGGATAAGGTAAGTCATCCCATATATTGTAATAAAATATTGGTATCTCTTGCCGCACCTCATGCTCTATTTGATATAGAAACTCCCAAAATCTTGGGTCTGTGTAGTGAAGTATGGCATCTGGTTTCTCTGTAGCCATCAAATGTCTGACTATTTCTGCACTTCCATAACCACTTGTAGGAACAATTTTTAAGTATGCGTGTTCAATGCCAGTTTCTTTACGAACTGAATCATTCATATCTATAAACTTACCTTCGTCAGGATGTTTGATAGCACCACCAACTTGAACCCACTCATAATGATGAAGTGTTCCCATCACTATTTCTCTGGACATTGTTCCAACACCTGATGACATTCTTAAATCATCGGATAACAACAATATTTTCTTTTTATCCATTTAAAACTCTCTTCTTTTTATCTTTATCAGAAGATATTTTACTTTCTATTATTGATATTTTCTTTTCTATGGTGATTAGAAGATTCACCATTTGGTTTAAAACTTTTTCTAAATCTGAATTCATAATGCACTCCCACTTGGTTTTAAATTTTGCCATTCATTAATTTGATTTCTAAATTCTTCATCGTGAACATATAAATCCATTGAACGATTTACTAATTTTTGTAATGTAAAGCTATCATCTAAATTATATATTTTGAATTTTTTATAGAGATTGTCCAATAACTTTACGGATGTCAGTTTCAACATACTTTTCCTCCGTATATACATATATAAATATATAAAACTAATTTATTATTACATATTTTTTTTCTTTTTTATGAGCTTCTTTAAGAGCTGAGTTTGTTCCTTTAGATATAGTTCCTTTAGGGATAAATGCAACCATTACATCAGTGTATTCTACCATTTCTTTATTACGATTGTGGTAGTGCCAAACGGCATAGGGTTTACCATACTTATAACTTTCCAATACACAGTGTTGATTATACTGATAATGAGCTGGTGGGAACTCAGAATAGTTTACATCAAATTCTAAAGCATATTTTTTAGCGTAGCCATCAGCACCTTGTTTTTGTCCACCACTTACTATCTCAAGTTGTTCACCATACTTTTCTTTGAGTTTGAATATAAATTCTTGTATTCGTCTTTTATCAGTGTATTTTCTACTTCCTACTATCGCTACTCTCATAGTCATTCCTTTTCTGTCTTTTAGGTGGCTTTTCTGATGTACAAAATTTAGCGCAACTATGGTATTCTTCTAAACCTTTCAGTATATCCTTTTTATCATTGTATACATACCGAAACCTAAGTCTATTAGTATTGGTGTCATTACTTGCATCAATTATATCAAACCAAATAAAATCATTACTTTTCAGCTCAGAACCGATGATTATATTCGTTTTAAAATATAATCTACTCTCATATTTTTCAATAAACTGCTTAATATCAGTTGGATTCAGTGCTCCATCTTCATACCATAAGGTAAGATAATACTTAACATGATCTCTATGTATATCACCAAGTTTTTCTATTACCTGTTCTTCAAACGGCTTATTTAAAAAATGAGACAAATTCATTCTAAGATTTACTTTCATTACTTTACTCCTGCGTCACAATGTTCTGTCTGATTGAAATCACAAAATCTACAGTTCTTTTTAGATGCTTCTTTTCTATAAATATGTTCAATATTATATTCTCCATCAGAAGTAAAGCATTCTTTCAAAAATACATCCAATCTACTAACTACTTTATTTATAGATGGTTTACCATTTGCTGGTACAAACTTTTGTACTCTTTTTTGTGGAAAGTCTAAGTTTTCATATAACTTTCTTTTTACTATAAAATATTCAACTTCTATTTTATCTATGGGATGGTTAAACTGTTTGGAGTAAAATTGTTTGTAGAGTAATAGTTGGTCAGTTTTGTTCTTATCAGCCTTCATATACTTGTTCCAACCCATAGTAGAGGTTTTGATATCGTAAATTTTGATTACATCTCTCACCGTGTCTCTAATTACGATGTCGATAAAGCCGACAAATTTTATACCGCTTGGCAAATCATAATTTAGTGGCACTTCTATACCAATCAATTCATAACCTTTCTTACTAAAGTACTGACCTCTTTTCTTTCTGATAAATTTGAGTATCTCTATACCTTGTGTATAAAACTCTACCATGTCGCTTTCAGTACAAAACATCTCACCACCATTTGCTTTAACAATCTGTTCAAAGTTACGTTTCATTCTAGTCCGTAACATATCTTCTAGTGGTAACTGTTCTGCTAGTTTAGCAGTATCATTATACATCACTGTGAGAAAAGTTTGTATTACTTCGTGCATCGAAGTACCAAACATTGTGTGAATACTGTCTGAGTATTCTCTGATACCATCAACGTAAGAAGTCTTCCATCTATGTGGACACTGAGACCACATCGAATATTGACTATAGCTTATTTTTTTCAATCCATCCACCTACCGTGCTTTATCAAATGCCATAACTTATGAGTAAACCTTTCCCACAACAAACCAATCAATGTATCTGATTCATAAGTTCCAGCCTTACACTCATACTTATACACTCCATTTGTTGTCATCTTCATATTCCTCACTTCTTTTAGTCACACCTTCATACAACCATTTTATATACCAACGTACTCTAGCCCCAAGTTCCATATCATTTGGATATTTATCTACCATTTCTTTAATTATTTTTCTGACAGACTTCATTACTTTCCCCACTTACCATTTTTTACAATGGTTGCCATAATACCATAATTACTAACATCTAAGTAAGCATCTTCCATAGGTTCATCAACGGCAGATTCTCTTTTACTCATTAACATATTTTTCAATCGTTGTATCTTATCATTCATACGAAACCATAAGCCAGTTAGTGCTAGATGAGTTTCATCTGGTGTTTGCAACATAGTACCGACAGAAATATTACCAGGACCATAATCATGCTGCTTCCTCAGAAATAGTTCATACTGTTCTCTTTGTAACCTTTTGAACTCCTTAGTCATCTCAGGCCATTCTTTTTCCATCTGTTCAACGACAGGATGAACATCCTCTGTATAAGTCACACTTTTAGATTCTTTTATATTCTTCATTATAACACTCCAATTTACATTAAAAGCTACGAACTTTTAGGCTGAAAGTCAAGCTTTTTTATTTGTCTTTTGATTTTTTTACTGAGATAGTAAACATAAATATGTTTTGGTTTTCTCTTCTTCCAAAAAATATTTTCATCACCGGCTTTATACCTACGATTTAATTCTCTTCCATACGGTCTCTTCAATTGATTTAGAGACCTGCTGTGCATTTCTTTACCATCAACGATTAATACTCTAGCGTCAGCAGTTTCACCTAAGTAATCAAAGTTAGTTGCTTTGTAAATTGTGCCAGAATGACCATAGTGTTGGTCAGCAAATGAAACTATAACTTCCATATCAGTGTACTTTTTTAACCATTTGAAAGTCTTTCCAATAAAATAACTTTCGGTATTTTTAGGTGTGTCATCCACACAAACAAGTCTTCTTAGTTCTAAACATTTATTAGGATTAATTGGATTATATTTTGAAGCAGTAGCTGGCATAGATGGTATAGCGTACATCATAGCACCAATCATTTTAGGTAAACCAAAACTACCCTCACCATATAATCCAAAGTGATACAAAGATTGCACACCATTGACATTATGAGAATAGTGATATTTTTCAATGAACTGAACTATGGATTTTCTTGGTATTTCTTCAACAGTAAAGTTGGTGACACTCATAATCCAATCTTACGACACTCATCCTCTGTTTTACCATACTTAATAAGTATGTCTACTAATTCTGCTTGTCCACCATGCGACAATTCATACATATCTACTGCCTCACTAGCTTCTCTCATACTACATTGTAGATGCTTAGCAACTATTTCATATACCCATTTTGGATACTTCATCTTTTTATCTCCTTTGATATACTTTAGCCATTGTCTTTTTTTCGGCAGTATATCTGTGTAAATTTTATAAACCTGTTCTGGCTCTAAAGGATACTTCTGTACCTCATTAACAAACTCTACCCAGTCCATTTTCATAGATAAGAATCTGTTAACCATATAGTTAGACCACGACTTTTTATCATCATCAGAAATCTCATCCCAATAATTAGGGTTCTGAACATCTGTTATCTGTTTGATGTGATCGAATAAACTCTTCTTCTTAACTGTTACCATTAACTTCCTTCATTAACTTGTCCGGCACCTTACCACAATTTCCACAACTATATACCTGAATTGGTATAAGTGCTTCTTGTCCTGTTGGAGATACAAGTGGTGAAAGTCTCTTTAGGAAAAATGCTGGAATAAAAACTGTGTTACCACAATCTTCACATTTCATAGTTTCGGCTTCACTCAAATCAACCTGAACTTGTGTCTTAGGTTTAGGTAATGGCTTTTGTGGTTTCATATTCATTTTATTACTCCTAGTAATTCTATTAACATAGCCATAGCATTTATCTCCTTATCAACTACCTGAGCATCTGACAACTGATATTTAGCTACGGTTAAAATACATTCTGCGATATGCCCTTTACCATAGTCATCAACCTCATCATAGAGTAAACGAAACAGATCAGCAAAGTCTGATATCTGATTATCAGCCAACATCTTTCTTATAGTTACGAAAGCATCTTTTTTACTTTGTGTCTTTAGGACATTTATAATTTGTGAAGAAAATACATTGACATTTAAATCTACCGCTACTAAATTATTTTGGTCTATGGATAGTTTACCATCCACTACTTGTCTTTGAGCAAAATTTATAACTCTACGAATATCAGGATAACCACCATTAACTAACGTAGCTACATCATCCATCTCAAAAGTAACAGTCTCTTCTTTCAGTATACTATTAAGATGTACTGCAACTTCTTTTCTTGATGGTGGCACTATTTGAAATGGTTGGCAACGACTTTGTATTGGGTCTATAATTCTCTCCACATAATTACAAGTCAATATGAATCTGGTGTGCTTAGAAAAAGTCTCCATAAGATTACGAAGAGCAGCCTGAGCATTTGGTGTAATGTAATCACACTCATCCAATATGATAACCTTCATATCTTTGAATCCAATAGTCGAAGCAAAGTTACGAACCTTATTACGAACTGTATCCACACTATTCTCATCAGAAGCGTTTATATACAGTTGGTCACACTCTATATTATTAACCAACAATTTTGCTAATGTTGTTTTACCCGTACCAGCTCTTCCATATAAAAGAAGATGTGGTAAGTCACCATTTTCTAAATACAATTTTATCTTACTTTTTAGATGTTCATTACCTATGTAAGACTCTAATGAATCAGGCCGATACTTCTCAACCCAAAGGGTATGTTCTAATTTTCCCATTTGTTATTTTCTACCTCTACTTTTGTAATTTCAACTTCTTGTACATAATTTTTTGGATATCTCATCTCAGGATGTTTCATCACTTTACGAAACTTTCTGTTTTCTGTTTTATTTCCTAAAAAATAAATATATCTATGTTTTGTGGCTTCTTTCTTCAACCAAAAGGTTTGCCCTATGGTTTTAATCAAATTCTTAGGTGCAGCTGAACCATACTTTGAATATACGCTTCTACTGTGCATCCATTCATCTTCTTCATTAACTCTTAAAGAGTATGTTGGTGCTAACTGAAAATCACCACAACCTTGATATATCCAATTAGTAGCTTGATAGATAGCACCATCATGACTTTGTTCAGGATCTGCGTAGGATACTAAAACCTTTATGTTTGGAGCATTTTCTCTCAACCATTTAAATGTGGATGAGATAACATGCGACTCTATGTTTTTACCATAACCATCATCTATATACAGTCTTGTCAATTCCAAAATGTTTTTATTTTCTAGTATCTCTTCACTAAAGATTGAACCAATAACTCTTCTACCAACTGGAAATCCATAACAGGCTACTCCAATTAGTTTCTCTTCAGCCTCATCAAAGAATTGATGTTGGTTGTCCGTTTGATAAAATATCCCTAACGGATATCTACAAGAGGACAACCTACCACTGTAATGATTCTTTTCAATTATATCTCTCGCCAATGCTTTGTAGATTGGTCGAACTGATACTCTTGTGGTGTCTACATAAGACTCCATTTACACATCTGTTTCTGCAACAAGATAGTAAGTGGCATCATACTCATCAATTTTGAATTTGATACGGGCAAGACCTTGTGAACTAACTTCTAATGTAGCACTTTCACATTCTTTGTTAGCAACTAAAACATCTCTGAATAGATTAGCATTGAAAGAAACATTATCTATGACATCATAAGTTTCTGTTTGAACAGGCAGAGTCACACGATTAGTATTTATTTCTGCATAACCAATTACAACCTTTACGCCATCATCACTTGTCAATACTGTAAAGTTATCTGTATCAGCTAATGCACCTTTACCAGCAACAAACTTATTCATAAAAGATTTATCAACTTTTATCTTTACTTCAAAGTCAGGCACGCTCTTCATATTAGGTACTTGTCCAATCACAGATAAATCAGAGAGCATGTAATTTACGCTTGAAGCGCTGTCCGATACTTTAAGAGAAACAACCTTATCACCAGCTTTCGTCAAATTCATCGAAATATTATCTGACATAACTGAAAGTAGTTTTACCAACTGTTCTGTGTTGTAAACACCAAGTTCAGCTTTATCAAATTTCCAATCTGACATCTTTAGTTCACCGAGCAAATTCTTATCACCTGTGATGAACCTAGTAGATAGATTTGTTCCATCGCTTTTTATCACAACTGAAGAACAATTTCCTCCAAGATAATATTTGTCGATGAAACGGTTTAGTGAATGTTTATTCATTTATCACTCCTTATTTGTTAATAGATATATACATATATACATATCAATGTTATTATTCAAAATCAAAAAAATCTTTCCATAGATGTTTTTTTATTCACAGGCTCATTCCATTTCAAAGATTCATAAAACATCATTATCTTCTTCTCTAACATTTGAGCATACATCTTTTTGTGATCTATGTATTGTTTTATAAAACTAATTACCTCAGGTGGGTCTTCATAACCTTTGTAACCACAAGAATCTAATCCAAACTCATTTTGTCTTAAGTAAACCCATTTTATCTTTTCGGAATTACTTATCTTTTCATACTTACCATCAACACCGAAGTGTTCCAATAAGTCATTGTAAGTTAGTGCTGCTTTGACATGTGCTGGGGCACCTTTCGCAAACTGAGTAAAGTGACCATTTTTACCAGCACTATATTTTTTCATATTTTTTACACCTGTCGGCATAGCTATCCTATCAAAGTCTACTAATTTCATAGACTCCTTAAAGTTTATTATCCTTTCGTCTATCTTGTCCTTTGGTACATTTGCCAGTATATCTTCTAAAACACTCTTTAGTAACTCACCCATAGCCTTTGGAAAATTACTACGAACTAAGTCCAAACCCTTTACATGCAGTTTGTTTACCTTTACTCCATTGTCATTGATAATCTTCATACCATATCGTTTCTTCACAATAAATAAACCACTCTTAGCAATCAATTCCTGCTTTATCTCAAACCTATGTTTGTCTAAGTTTAGAAACTTACTAGCAAAGTAGTCGTATGACTTATTAAGATATGTTTGCATCTCATCAGCCACATCCAAAATTACCTTACTCATCTGTGTTTCTGTGAATTTTTTATTTGGAAATCTTTTTTGCACCAATGGTAGTGCTGAATAAAATACGGAATCTGTATCGATGTAAATACAATAGTCCTCATCAGTATTCAGAGCATTGTTGTAAAAATAGTTACCAATCTTTTTAGTAAATTTTATTAGTTCTTGACCTGTTAGTGTGGTAGCCTCAGCATTATCTAAATCATAGAATCTAAATACTGGTAAACCTAACACACCATACAATGAGTTTAGAACAACTTTTTGAATCAACTGGCGACTTTTGAAATATGTATACTTTTCGTTATTACCAGCATCACCAAACTTCTTCATTAGCTTTCTATACTCCACACGAGTATCAAACCATTTCTCCAACAATGCAGGAATCAAACCTTTTTTATCACTACGATATAATACACCATTGGAAGATACTGAAACCTTATTTTTATCAAAGAAATCTTTCAACTCTTTTTCTGTAAGTTTTCCTTTTTCTACACCATTGGATATGAGGGTATAAGTTTTTGGCGTGCCCTTCAAGAACTCCTCAGCATCCCAACCTGAAAGTTTTCCAATTTTTGTTTCTGGTGATATATTTAAAGACATAATTACTGATGGATACATAGAGGTAATATCTAAGTCAAACACCCAATCATGTTTACCTCTTTGTGGTGGTTGTACATAAGCACCAGCAAATTTATCGTCATCTTTTTTCTCAACTCTTGGTGGCTTGTTAGGAGCAACAACACCTAAGTTTTTTAGGTAAACCAATATAGCCCCTTCTAAGTAACGAGATGAGAAGTAAACATCTTCATAAGGAACATGACCTACGTGACATACACCTCTAGCCATATCAATAAAATCTAATTTGTCATGCAATCTTTTCACAAGTCTAACATCATGTATGTTATATTCGACAAACTTATTTATATCATTTTCATATAAATCATTAAGTGTTCCATCATACTCTATTTTGTTTTCACCTAACTCTTTTTCTGCAACGGCATCCAATCTATAAGATGATAATTGAGTGTAAGTAAACAATCTGTATAAAGCATAGTAATCTAAACAACTGACACCGGCAAACATATATCTCTTTCTATGTTTGTTCCATTGAGCTGTCTGAATTGGTGAAATCATATCAGCAACATTTTTACCAACCACCTTACACATTCTGTTGTATAGATATGGCATATCAAATGTATCTATGTTCCAACCTGTAATGATGGTTGGTTTCCATTTCAGATACTCCACCATAAATTTTTGTAAAAGTTCATACTCTGTATTAAATTTCTCTACTATTATATTATCTTTTGATTTTAGTGTTAGTCTATCTTTATCATCCAACACAAAAGCGTAATAAGTATCACTAACAGAGTCATATGTAGCAATAGAAGTAATCTTATTGTTAGCATCCTCTGGCATTGGGAATCCCTCTGTTACTTCTACCTCAATGTCAATCATCATTATATTGTGATTATTAGATAGCTCCTCTGAATCTCCATATTGGTCTACCAATACACGTGTTTCAGGTGGTACATCGGATTCAAATAAGTTTGGTGTGTCGGCATCGAACTTAAATACCTTTCTAAGTTTATCACCATAGAGAGAAACATGAGAACCGTTTCTATCTTTTACATATGCGTACTTCTTATATGGAATAACATAATAACCTTTATCATCATCCCAAATATGAACTTTTCGCGTTTTCATATCAAAGTAAATATTCTGATACATTTAGATATAAAATCCCCTATTTGATTTATTAAAGCTACGAATAAAACCTGATAAAGTCAAGCTTTTTTTTGATAAAAAGGGGGGAAAATCCCCCCTAAATTTACCATTTTAGAAATTAACAGAAAGTCCTAAGTTGAAACTTCTTGGTCATCGTTATCGCCTGACAACGATGGCACTTCACAAGAATCATTGTTACAAAACTTATCTATATCCGCTTCTTCATTCTTGATAACACCGAATGATAATTTACTGAGTTTTTTTATTTGTTTATTATATTCCTTTTCATCAATAGATTCATATGGCATTTGCTTATAAGCACCATAATCATGTCTTGGTAATAAACTGATACCCTTTAGGTGATACTGATAGTAATTCAAACACGGAGCAATCTGATTTGCTTCTGTTTCTGGATTGAATGTAACCGTGCAACTTACTTGATTGTCTGCCCAATGTCGTTGAAGAAAAGCAGCTAGACTGAATTGTTCCCAAATCGAAAGTTCAGCTGCTGTTTTAATTCCCTCACCAACGTCAACGGGTATTTCTACAACCATTGTTGTTTCCTCAGAACCGAATGCTGGTTCTAATTTATATCCAGCTTTTTTTAACGGTTCTAATAATTCTGAATGTTTTGATAATCTTATCCGTCTAATATAAAACCGACTTTCAGGATAGTGAAGACCAGGAGTCGCTCCAGCCAAAAGCGATACTGTACCGCTAGGTTTAACAGATGTAGTTTTAATTGACTTTGGTACAGCAAACCAATCAGAGTATACATCATCCCATTCTTGAATGACATCATATCCATCATTTAACCACTCCTTTAACGAATCAATTCCTCTGTGTGTAATAAATTGTGCAACACCACTTACAGAACAGCCGATTCTTCTGTTTCTTAACATAACTCTATTGGTATCACTCCAATGAGTTCTCCCTAATGTAACTGTTTTAGCGTAAAGATAGGCATACTTTAGAGTTCTCGCATAATCTTCAAAGTCTATGTGATTATCAGGAAATGTTTCTACTAAACAACATAACTCATAACTCTCTAAAGATTGTTCCAAACAGGGATTACCCCCCATAACCCTATGGTCTTTGTTGTCTCCACCATTTTTCATACGAGAATACTTTCTCATATTATGTAACCAAGCAAAACCAGGCTCTCCATTATCTACAATTCTTTTTGCAGCTTCGGTGTAATCCATTCCTAATTCAGCAAAGATACTGTTATTAGATGTCCAACCGAATTGTTCTCTATCTGGATTAACTTCATAATTCTTTAAATCCAAATACTCCTCTGAATCTGGTTCGCCAAAAACTATTTCAGCAGTTCTTCTAACATTACCTGCAACAACACACTTACCGATTAGATTCATTATGTCTACAATTGTTGTTACTGAAATTGGTTCTCCACTATTTTTTTCTAATACCTTTCTGATGTCTTCGTGCACTTCCATTAGTGGTTCGTGACCACTTGAAACACCACCAAAACCACTTATGGGTTCACCTGCAGGCCGTATCTTTGTATAGTCAAACTCCATCGGTGCCTGACCATGAAAGTAACTCTCTAAAAGAAGTTTCAAAGACTCCACCCAACCCTCACGTGTATCAGGTATTTTGTAAGTCTGTTCATCTCTACTTTTGTCAATACCTTTAATTACTATTTCACCAGCACCTTTTGTATCAAACCCCACACCGACACCTAACATACTGGCATCCATGAGGAAACAGAATGGTTTTGCGTAGTCTTCTTTAAGTGTTTTTGTAGATACAAAAGCACAATTATTTAGGGCGGCGTATAATCCCTTTTTCTCTGTGATAGGCGTTCCCATCGCCCACAGACCGCGACCAGGAGGCAAAAACTTCATTGTAAAAATTCGCTCATACATATCTTGAGCACTCTTCTGAGCTTGCCACGGATTCCACCCTAATTGATGTGATTCAATCCAATTCTTTTGCATGTTGTAAGTACCTTCTACAACTCTCTGTACTGTCTCCCACCATCTTTCGTTTTTACCATCTTCTTTGATTCGAGAATAGGTTCTCATATAAACCAATTCACCTAATCCATTAAAACCAAAAGGAGCCTTTTTCCTTTTATATTTGCTTATAAAATTTTCTGATAATGTAAACTTTTCCATAGTAACTCCTTATACAATATTAAATATAATATATACACATTCTTATTTACTCAAAACCTTCCATATCTTTATATTTTTGAGATAAAGTTTTGCGTAGATATTCTTCCGAATTATCCATTTTACCTTGTGTTTGTTTTCCAGCAACAGTAGATGCTTCGTGCACTTGAATCAAACCTGTATTTGTGTTTATGTTTGCTGGAAATGTTATACCATCAACTCCAAACCTATTTTTGATTACATGGAACCTACCTGTATTAGCAATCTTATCTTCAACCTTACGACTAACTGACATTACAAAATCTGCTGTCATAACTTTTGAGTAGTCTTCTGAAACTTTAGTAGCATCAATCACATCCTCTTCGAGTGAACTACGATTTGCCTGTGAAGCAGTCCATATCGGAATATCGAACTCACCAGCCATACCACGAAGATTTTCATAAGTCTCACCAGTAGCGTGCCTTTTCTCTTTATAAAAAGTTGTAGGTTTCAAAATATCAGCATAATCCACTATCACAGCGTCAGGTTTAATTTCCTGAATCTCCATTTGTTTTAGATGAGCTGCTAGTGTGTTTACTGTAGCAGAACGAGTTGGGTAGTATTTGATTATCAATTTACCTTTCAATCCATCAATCACCTTCTGTACTTCATCTTGGTAAAACTTTACATTAGCAGTTGGTGTTCCACTAAATACTGTATCGTATCTCAAACCAACATAAGATTCATTTAACTCTAAAGTATAATGTACAACTGTTTTGCCCTCTTTAACTAAGTGAGCACCCAAAGATTGTAAACACCAAGTCTTACCAATACCAGCAGGCGCAACCAAAACACCTAACTCTCCACCACCAAGTCCACCATCCATAACACCCGTTACTGCATCCCAAGGTGTTGGTAAAGTTTCTCTTACTGATTCTGTAAGTCTATCGTTTAGAGATATTATATAGTCATGTCCTAAGTCTCTTTCACTACCAGCTTTCATAGCAGCGTCAACTATAGTTTTTATCTCATCATATTTCTTCTGTTCTAGTAAGTCTACAGCTTCTACGATAGCACCTTTTAACACCTGATTCTTACAAAAGTCTAATGTCTCCTGCTTTACAAATTCTAAATCAGTAGCCTCAACGCTTCTCCAAGCCTCTTTAAGATTTTCTATGACAGATACTTTTAGAATCTCATCATCCATCTGAGTAATCTTTATCTTTAATACTTCTAAGGTAGGTGCCTTCCTAAACTCATTGAAGTATTTACTAATTTCTGAGGATAACCATTTATTAGCATCTGAATCAAAATATTTTGGTTCAAGTATGTCACTGATAGTTTGTATAAATTTATTGTCTGATAGTAAAGATGATATTATTTTTGATTGGAATGTCGGGCCAAATTGATTAAAATTTTCACTCACCATATAACTCTTTTCTTTGTTTTTCTTTTATTTCCATTTGTTTCTTTCTACGATATCTCTCACGTGCTTTTGCCTGAAGAACTGCTCTATTTCTATAATAGTATTCCATAGACCATTTTCTCTGAGCAACTTTCTTTTCTTCTTCTGAGTTATATTTCTTTTGTCTACCCATGTGTTTTATTAGCCATTTGATTTAGAGTGGCAAAACATTGAACCAACCAACTATCCATATTCGGAAGTGTGGCAAATAACCTGTCCTCTATGAATCTTTTTTGAAATTTTAGTTTATTTAGTTTGTTTATAGGTTCTCGAATTTTATCAAGTATCTTCATTTTAGCAGAAGCACTGATGTCCACTTCATCTAATTGCATCAACATATGATTTCTTTTCAATAACTCCTCATTCTCTTTGAGTTTTTCGTCTTCAGTAATTATGTCATCTATATTAAGTATATTGTCTTCTAGTAAAAGTGGTAATTTTTTTTGAATAGTTTTCAATCCCCAACCACGAACTCCATCTATGTTATCAGATTTATCTCCATCAATTGCTCTGTACACAGCAAAGTTATGAGATGGTATCCCATAGTCCTCTAACACCTTTGGTGGGTCGTATAGTTTCTTCTTTGTTGGAGACCAAACTGATACTCTATGATTTACTAACTGAAGAAAGTCTTTGTCTGTAGACATCAAAACTATTTTAGAGGTCTTTAGTATTTGTTTTGTGATGTAAGCCATTGTATCATCAGCTTCAATATCTTCAATTGTAATTGAGGTTACTGGCAAATATTCTAAGTAATCAATAACTCTAGTTAACTGTATAATCATTGATTGGTGTTCATCTTCTTTAGTGTTGAAATCATAAGAACGATTCAACCTTTCAGACATATTTCTACCAGCTTTGTATTCTGGAAATATTTTCTTTCGGCGGTTAGACCCACCCTTACCATCAAATACTATGACAGTTCGAGTAGGTCTAATTGTTCTTATAGCGTAACCGATTGACCTTAGAAAACCAAC